CAGCTGGCCGTGCTTCTGGTGGGCTACCTCGGGGGGGGTGTGCCCCCGGTCGCGTTTCCGCAGGTCAGGGGCTTTTTCGGGTTTGCTGGGCTAAAACCGCAGGTCAGAGGGGGTTTTTGCCTCTGTTTGCTGGCGTCGCAAAACCGCAGGTCAGAGCATGTTTTTGAGTTTCGGTGAAAACCGTGTCTGACCTGCGTGTTTGTCGCGTCAGTTAACTATCGAACGCCCGTTCGGCCATTCGGGGCGGGGCAGTGTATCACATGCGAGTGGCAGGTGCAAGTGTCTACCCGCAGTCATGGCATACCCTGTGCACGCCCGCCTGTGTGATCAGGCGAGTCGTCGCAGGATGTCGGCGTCCTCAGTGATGATCTGGGTCAGCAGCTCATCGCGGCGGTCAGTGTGCTGCACTGGCACGGGCAGCACCATTTCCCTGTGGGGTGTACCTATGGTCACGTGTTGTTTGCGTGTCATTCACCCCTCCCGTATTGGGATCTCATTGCCCTGTATAGCGATGATTCGCCCCTGCCCTATGGAATGTATGGGTAGTGCGGGGATCGCGCCGCATACGGGCAATCAGGGCGTGAATTGGTGGGGTGCCCGGATTCGAACCGGGGTTGCCGCAATGAGGGCCACTCGGTTTAACGTCGCTTCGATCGACACACATGCGGAGTCTTAGGCCGCTGGACTACCACCCCTGATGGGCTTACGCCACGTCCGAGAGTGCGTCAGTCAATACATCCAACAGTGACCGCACCTGGTCATCCGTCAAGAACAGTTCGCCGACACCTCTATCGGTATCCGTGTGGATGTCCATGTGGATGTGGTGATACTCCGTGGTGCGGTTGCAGAACGAGAATGAGGCACCACCTTGCGACAGTGTCCAGATCACCCTGTCGCGCGTAGCCTGCTCGTCCTCTGACGTGTCAATCGTCATGATGTTCATGCCATCGCAGTCATCTAGCTCATAGATGGAGTAGTGCGACCATGCCGCGCCGTTGAATCCGCCTACGCGCTTCCCGTCGCGCCCCAGTATGGTGAGGTCCTGTCCATTTTCGGCGATCTCCACGGTAGCGCCATTGGCATAGTCGAAACTTGCGCCGTGCCGGTCATATACTGTAACCCCTGTGAATGCCACTCTTTTTCCTTTCTGTTGGCAATCGTCAGTTGTTGGATACCCCCGCGTGAATCGCGGGGAAAGTTTTTAGGTGTTGACAACTAGTCGGGATCGGCGTACCATAGAGGTATGAGCAACACAGAGCGCAAGATCATTGGCGTTTCGCGTGGCGGACACTTCCGTTGCAACGATTGCGTCGACTTTTCAGACTGGGATCACGCAGTCTGGACTGTCGAGGATGGCGTGCAGCCGGAATGCGAGTACTGCGGACTGCGATATGTCGAGTCCGCTAACGACAGCGAGGAGGTGGCCGTAGATACCGCCACCGGCCGCGTCATCTACGCAGATGAGCGCCGGACGTTCGCTATCGGAGGGACCAATGCGGACGGGTCTACTCGCACCGTGTACCGCAACGTCCGCCCGGTGGACATTACCCAGCGCGTGAACGAACTGGAGATGAACGGCTGGAGGCGTATTTACATCACTGGAGAGGCATTCTGAAATGATCGAGAAAAGCAGAACGTCGCATGACGGTTATCGAGCGAGTCGCGGCGACTATCGAAAGCGACGCCGATCGCGCAGCATTCATTGAGTTCATCGAGGCAGGCAATGCGCTCGATGCCTACGAGGATGGAGCGCCGAGCCGCAATCCCGAATACCGGTATCGCAAGGCGTGCGAAGCGTGGCATGCCACCGACACCTACCGCAACCGCCTACCTCGCCACCACCGGCAATATCACCGCCCTCGACAAGGTTCGCGAACTTCTCTAAACCAGAATCTCCCAATCGAAAGGTTGGGGGATTTTTTATGTGTTGACACCTAGCCGGATAAAGGGTTATACTTGCAGCATGATCAACGAAGCAATCGCCACCGCCACCGTCACCGCTGTCAATGGTTACTACCGCGCCGACTACGCGCCCCACGGCTACGGCACCGGCGCTTCCGCCTCCGGCTACGGTGCCTCCAAGGCTTACGCCCTTGCCCACCTTGCCGACATTCTCGCCTTCAACCTCGAACACAACGGTTCCCTCGTCTAAACCGAGAAACCAAGCCCCCAGGCCAAGCGCTTGGGGGCTTTCTTTTTCACCAGCCGCGAACCACAGTCCAATCCTCAGTCGGGTTGTTCAACCCCTCGCCCGTGTCGATACTGAACCATGCGGGTTCATCGAAACCGCCATAGCCGCGCACAGCGACAGTACCCTTGTCGGGGGAAAGCAAGATAGTGCCGATAGGCAAATCCATGTAGATGCTCCAATAATATTTTGGGTATCCGCGCGGTCCTCTAGACGTAGCGGATCACACCGCCCGACTTGCGGGCAAGATACTCGATAGTCGCCAATGCCTATACGCCCGCTTAACAGGGACGCCCAATCTCCGGGCTAAAGCTTTCGCCTCAGGCTTGGTGCGTGACACGACGATAGTCAAGCTCACGCATACTCCACAGAGATATCTACAGGCCAATGGTTTTTGTTGAACCGGTTAAACTCGGGAACGGTCAGCTTCTCCCCTACCCATATGGTGATGACCTTGGTGTCTCTATCCACTGTGAGGTTAATGATGGGTTTGGGGAATCCCGCGCGAATCTGCTCAAGCAGTTCATCCATGTATTCTTGGTCGGTCCATGGGTCGCGGGTGATCGGCGCGTTCTGAATAAGAGGGTTCATCGCGTCATGTCCAATTCCGGCAACAAGCTGTCACCCACCGTATCCGCGTCCGCTTGTGTTGCGGGCTCGGCGCGAAACTCATCCCCCACCAGCTCGGCGATCTTCATCAGCACACGTTGACCCGTGGGGTGAATCATGATGAACAGGTCTCCGACGTTAGCCACTTACGCTCCCCGTGGAGTCGTATCGGTCGTCAAGGTGACAATCGCACGAGGGCGTGGTGCACTTGAAAAGTGGTGCGGCATCGTCAACCCTCCACGACCCTTCGCTTATCTCCCACGGCGGCGCAATGAGCGAAGAGTCGTCAACCTCGACAGAACCCACAATAAACTCAATGGTCATTGTGTTGTATTCTCCCGCGCCGCCTGCGTGAATCCTCACGCCGTCCTCGGCGATCACACCCGGCAGCTCGGTATCCCCGAAAAAGACCCTGCCGCGAGAGATATGCACAGGTTTATCCAACCAATCAGCTACAGACACTCAATCCCCTTCAGACTCTCGCTGAGCGATGTTGCAAAACTCTTGTTTCATCATCTTGCGACGCTCAACCTCTGTTTGGCGTTGGAGGGTCAGGTAATCGCCCGCGTCCACGCCCACCGCCTTGTCGGCCTGGGCCAGAGCCGCCCACAGCTCGGCCTCACGTAGAACGCCCCAGTACAGTTCGGGCAGAGGTTCACGAACTCTGCCCTTGTGGTCTGTGGTGAGCTTCCGTGCCGATTCAAGCAGGCTGCGCGCCGTCAACCATGCTTCAGTACGTGCATCGTGCTCAGGCAGGGTGGAAACGTTCATTACCACCCCGCCGAATACGACAGCAACTGATCCTCAGCATCGGACTTGTTAATACCGACCACAACCACCTTGCGATTCTCGGTGGAGAACTCCAGTAGTTGGTAAGCCTTGGTGTCGTCCCATTCGCGGTATTCGCGCTTCCATGAAATCTCGTCACGATATGTTTCATGCGGTTCGAGAATAGGCTTGCCGAACCACTCCCGCGATTCGTTCACTCGCCTCTGCTCATGGTCGACAACAGTGCGCCTCTGCCATGTCCCCACCCACACGAGCCGCTTGGGCGGAAGATGCTCCATCGACACCTTGTCAAGCCCGAACTGCTCCACAGCCTCGCGGTAGGCGCTTTCGGCCACGCTGATGTCATAGAAGTTCTTGACAGATTCTCCGAACAGCCCCTTGACTGTCAGGATGGCGACCTTGGGTTTCGGCGGGTTCTCCAGACGGGACTGCGCCGCGACCTTCTCGCGGGATTCCTCCCACTCGCGGAACTCATCCGTGATGTCCACGCCCTCGGGTGACTCAACACCCCGCAACGACATGTAGTCAGAGTTCGTTGCGTCTAGCGCAGCGAGGAACGCATCTCCGCGCTTGTCGTGCAGTTCGTATTCAAGTTCGCCGCCATAAGTCCAGACGACGTACTGCTTCCCCATTTGTTTCCAATCGTCAGTAGACTATGTGTCTACACCTAGCAGCGCGGCGAGCTTCCGCTCGTCTGCATTCCCACCATTACACTGTGCAGAAGCAAACGCCTCCGCAAGCGCCTCAGGTGAATAAAAATCACCATTCCGATACGAATACCCCGACAAGTCCATCCCGCCTTGTAGACGGAACATGAGACCCGCGCGGCTCTGCGCTACCTTCCCGCGCCTCACGTCGATCACGTGAGCGACCTCGTGGTAAGCGATGAACTCCGCGCCCGAACACCTACCCAACGGAGGATGAAACCCACCTGCAACATCGCTATCCACCAGTCGCTGTACCACGTCAGGATGCGACATGTACAGATCGTTGAAACTGATCGTTTCGCCATCCGTATAAGCATAGACGCCGGGCATTGCCCGCTCGGACGTGACAGTGACACCCCGCGCCTCGGGATACTTTCTCGCCACACTGTTAATCACCCTAGTGACATCGTTCGTGATGGCCGAATGGTCGTCCGCGTCCCACTCGGTAGTAATTAGGATCGGGTCGGTGGATAGTGGCGCGGCTGCGACCGCGACAAGCACCGCCACAATGGCAGCAAGTTTTCCGAACACAAGCAACCCTCTAATCGCCGCAACAAGGGTTGCGAATGGAGTGTCTACATCAATTGACCGCCTTTAGTCGAGTAACCGCCAGCCGCGAGCCAATCAACTCGATAGGCGTAATCTCGCCAGCGTCCGCCAGCCGATCAACCGCAACAATCACCTCACGGCCAACCTTAGATGGCTCGTAATCGTCAAAAGCGATCACGGCGTCAACGGCAAGATGCCGTTTCCATGCGCTGAAATCATCCAGAACAGGATCTAGCCTATGCTCTCCATCGATCACCAAGAGGCCAACCTTCGGGCCGCTCCAGGCTTCGCTGGCAGCCCTGGACGTAGCAACATGAAGTCTTGTCAACCTCACCACGGAATTGGCTTTGATATGGTCTCGCGCGATCTCTAGGTCTGCATTCGTATATCGCTGCAACATATGCGGACGATTTCGGTAAATATCCCCCGAGCCGTAAGGGTCCACACCATGAACCATCGCCTTATTTCCGCGTTTAGACCCCAAGGCCATGCTAACAAGGTTCGCCGCGCGATACGTGCCAATCTCAACCACGGCCTGATCAACCGGAACGCGGGAGGCCGCATCCGCTAAAAAATCCATAGCGACTGCTTCCATCAACGCCTCAACCATCAAGCCTCAAATCTACTAGGAGTCGGAAACAACGTCCGCAAAGCATCCGCAAAATACTTAAACGACCGGTCATCAGTCGAATGGAATGGTCGACGCAACTCACCCGCCGCATAACACTTAGCATCGCGCGGATTCGGCTCCCCGCCGATGCCACACAAGTTGCCATATAAAGAGCGCCACTGCGGCGGATTCTCCGGAGTCACCGCCGAAACCATGTTCAACACCTCGGCCATTTTTCCAGTATTCACCGGAAACGGCATGTGCAGCTCGTACGACAACGGGTCCGCAATCCCGTGTCCCTGCAAAATTAGCCGGGTGGTCCGCAAGGACTGCGCCCACCACTGGTTACGCTCCCGCACCAAGCGGGGTAGAGCAAGGTGCTCAGTCAGTGTCGAGCGATAATACAATGGCACAGTGCCGATAGGATCAACCGCAAAAAAGTCATCATTCATGACAATCACATGCGAAGGGATACGGCGATGCTCGCACGCTACGCGGATATTATTGAACACGTTTGACGCAGAACTGTCCCATAAATTGCCCTTGATATGAGTTACGCCCCGAAGCCACTTAGGTTTGTAACCCACAGTCCATACGTCGCCCTCGGGCATATTGGCCTCAAGGGATCGCAAAGAGAATCTGAGTTCTTCGTTATTATCCCCAGGCCTTATTGGGAAAAGATAAGTAGTCACTAGTCCTCGTCTGAATAATCGTCCCACGCCTCGGCGCACTCGTCGCAATCCGCAAGCTGGCAATGACACATATTCAGCCAAACATGCTGCCTACCCACCAGCAAGCCCCGGAGGGGTAAGAGTGCGCAGATGCTTCCGTCTACCAGCCGCCGCTTCCGCCTGCGTTTTCTTCTTATGACACGACAAGCACACGGCCTGCAAATTGTTGATATCGTTCGCCTGGCTACGATCAATCTTCAATGCCTTAACGTTCACGATATGGTCAATCTCATCCATCGCGCCAGTGCAGCCCTTGTAGCCGAGCTGACAGTGCTTATCGCGCGCTTTCACGCGGGCACGCAACCGCGCAGGAATTCTCGACCCCGCGCCGCCGTTCTTCCAAGCCACCTACAGCTCAACCCTCTCCACCGTTGCAATATCCACGGGTGTCGCATCCGTAGGGGCGGCGAAACGGAACGGCTCAACACGCTGATTCCGCATCTTGTCGTATGTCACATCCGAGAAATCCACTCGATATGTCAAACCCACACCGAACGTGTCCGCCAATAACTCAACCGTGGTGTCGTCAATGTTCACCAGCTCGCCCGTCTCGACCGTTCTGGCGCGGATCGGCTGCAAACGAATGATCTTCCCCTCGGCCCGGACCTCTTTCACGCTCGGCGTGAACGTCACCGTGGAGCTAATCGGCTGCTCCTGCGGCTGCCCGTCCTCATCGCTAGAAGCGTCGGAAACAATAGCCAACAGTGATCCTGTGACCTCAAAATACGTCAGAAGAGCCATAAACCAACCACCTATTGACAATAATCATCCGCAGGATTACATTGAGGACATGAAAAAGCTATTAATCCCCGCAATGGGAGTCCTCGCAATCGCCCTCGCGCCCACCGCGCAAGCCAACGATTACGAAACCATCGTCTGCCAAGCCCTCAACAGCGGCTGGACAGTACCCGCGCTCGCCGAAGAGTTCGACACCAAATTCGCAGACCTCGAAGAGTACACCGGCGATCACCGGTCACTCGCAGAATGGACAACCATCGTCCGGCAGGCGCAAAAACTATGCTGAAAACCGTGCTCACCGCAGTCGTCGCGGCCATCGCCCTATCTCCCGTGGCGCACGCTGACGAGTCAGGATTCATCGAAGCCATCCATAGCCTCAACCACTACACCGCCACAGATCAAGAAATCCTCAACGTAGGGCACCAGGTCTGCGCGGCGCTGGACCGAGGCGAACACGGCCAGTCAGTGGTCCGTGAAGCATTCCCCGACAATGATGAGTTCGCCGACTACTACGCCGTACGATTCATGGAATACGCCCAATACCAGCTATGTGAGGAATCGTGAACGCCCTAGAAACCCAAGCCGCACCCACACTGGCAAGCGAATCAACACTCGCCTACTCCGAAGAGATAGAAACAGTCGACTACCCGCGCCGATCATGGAAAACCGTTACCGGTATCGCCGCTGGGATCATCGCCCTCGCCGGTGCGGCATCAGCCGTAGTGATCACTCTCGGCCAGCCCGACCCGCCAGCCCCTGTGGCAGTTGTAGACGCGCCCGAAGGCCGAGACAAAACATTCATCGACCATCTCGAATCGGCCCACGTGCCAGCTCAAGACTGGCGGTACACCGTGGATCGCGCCAAAGCCCTCTGCTCATCCCTCACCGAACTAGCTGCCCCCGGTGGCACGCACACAGTCAACATTGCCCGAGAAGCAGTGCACCTAGACCATAAAGGCTGGAGCGACGCCCAGGTATACAACTATGTTGGCGCGACATTTGAAACATACTGCCCACAATTCTGGGGACCAACCAAAGAACAACTCGCCGCGATGACACCAGACGAACGGTTCGTGGCCTTGATCGGTGACCGTACCGGATTGTCATCCCACGATGGCACGATGGCGCAAGCTGGACACACCATCTGCGAAACCCTGCCGCACGGATACGATGCCGTAGTGGACTCGCTGGTGCGCGGCAACGCCGGTAGTAAAGGTTGGGACAAGGATCGCGCCGAAACGTTCGTAGACACCGCCATCGAAGTTCACTGCCCACAGTAGGAGGAAAAGATGAACCAAGCACGCCGACGCCTCGACATGGCGCTAGCGGGAAAACCGGGACCAGCGCAACGCTACAACGCGCGCCTGGCCATCGCCTACGCCCAAGGGCTACCAAACCCGCAAGACGCAGAAACGATCATCCGCGAAGCTCAAAAAATCCTTACAGGTGTTGACACATAGCTAGTCGTCAGCACATACTAGATGCATGGACGCAATCACTATCGCCTATCTGATCATTATCAGCGGAATTGTCGGCATCGCTACCGTCGCCGGTATCGGAATCACCTACCACAATTAAGGAGAACGACGTGACAACCTTCACGTGCACCGACTGCGGCATTAGCGTTGACCCGCTAGAGATTTTCCCAAAAAATCGCTGCCTCAACTGTCACGCGTCCTCGCCCGAGACTATCCGAGAACTTCGCGCCATGACCGGCGAACGTCTCGCGCAGATGTGGGGCGGACGATGAATCGCCCGATTAAACCGCAGGCCAGCGCAACGGTAGACGACACTATCGCCTACCTCAATTCGTTCGACATGTTCAAAACGGTGCATCGCGCGACTGTCGAACACGCCACGGGACGATACCCGCACATTGCGGTCTGCCCGTGCGGCTGGCGGTCACGTGGATGCCTCCGCGATCATACCGCGCAAATCATGGCAGACGACCACAACAGTTAAGGAGAAAGCAAATGAACGTCGAAATCATGCAGTCCATGCGGGACAGTCGCAAGCTCGGACACACCGCATGGAGGCCGAGACGATGATCCGATACCTAGCCGAATACCACGCCAACCGTGATGGATTCTACTGGGCGCTCATGCCGAACAGCATGCGCACACGCTACATCGAAACGGCCCGCACCATCTGGTACCAAACCCGCTGCGAGAGGACTCTTCAATGAAACGAATCGAACAGATTGAAGTGCCGACCCTTATCAAAGTAGTGATCGCCATCCTGCTCGTTCAATTCGCAATGGCAGCCAGTATAGGTTTCATCTACGCAGTACCCCACGAACCGCCCGCCGTAACCGCAGAATAGAAAGGATCAACCAATGTCACAGTCCATCGGCATCGGATGGCTGATCATCGCATCCATGATCATCGGTGGTGCAATCGGGGCCAGCGTCCCGCCGCAGACCAGCATCGAGGTGGCAGCATGAAAATGTTCGACGCGAGCGTAGACCTCGCCACAATATCCACCATCGAGCTGCACACAGTGGCCGACGAACTGGAGGCGCATATATGGCACCCCACGGTCATGCTGAAGCCCAGTTACCAGCGCCAGTCAAAACAACGCCTTCAACAGCTCCTAGATGAGCTAGACGCCCGATGGGCGGCAGTTTGGCGACACCCCGACAACGAGGAACTATCCAACGACCTGTACCGCATCTACCTCACAACCTAGGTATTGACACATAGATGCTAAAGGGCTTAAACTCAACAGCCCCCGACATTAGGGGCTCAAGATGAGAAAGTGGAGCTTAATATGAACTGGGAACTGTTTACCGGATTTGTTGGCGGCTCAAAGCACTGCGCTCGCCTGAACGGGGACCGGCGCAACGCGTGGGCAGCACCCATTGAAGGCGCAGAGAATGCCTACCGATGGACCGTTGAGGATAACGTATGCGGCAAGGTTCTGGACTTCGGATATGCCGATGATCTGGAAACGGCCAAACGAGAGGCGGAAGAATCCGCCGAAAGAATGGGGTTGATATGAATCGAGACGAACAATGAAAACGACAATCTCAGGTGGTGACCTACGCCCTGGCGACATCATCACCAAAAACGGGCACTCCGTCGAAATCGAGAGCGCGAGGCTAGCCTTTAACCCCCGCTACATCATCCTCCGCTACAAAGAAGGCGGGGTGCGTACCGCCCGACGTTACGACAAGTTTCAAATCGAACGGCAGACAGAACGATGACCAAAGAACCCGTCTACGGAATGTGCACCGCATGCGGGTCCATCGAAGTCCGGCTAAACCGCGCGACCGGGTACCGCGACCTGTCCCACATGGGAGAGTCCGACCACTACCCGACCGGACACGGCTGCGAGGCGTGTGACTGATGAAATGGGAATGGTTCACCGGATTCGACCACGACGGAATCTGGCGACTCGAACTCAACCAACACAAACGCATGGGTCCAGGTGCCGCAAACCCCAACCGACTACCACTGGCGCATCGAAAGCGACACCCAAGTCTTGGCGTCGGGTCGGGAATCTAGCCGCGAAAAAGCTATGCAAGCAGCCGAAGCCGCAATGTTCAACTGTTCAACATTAATGAACAATCCCAACGAGTGAACAGAAAAATGATCAACCAGAAAATAGCCAACGACACATCCACAATGGGCGACAGCGAACGCCAAGCCTACTCAATCGGCATATCCACCGCTTTCCACGCTGTCTTTCACCACCTAGCCGACGGCTACAGCGCCCAAAAGCTAGGAGAACTCTGGGACAACACCAGAGCCGCACAGATCAAGGCAGGCATACTCATGGCCGAACTGAACACGTGAGACAATAGCAAGCGTGAACACCAGCAAGTGTCAAAAATGCTCCCGCCCCGCGTTCGTCGGGGGGCTATGCGGCAAGCATTACCAACTAGAGCGACGAGCACGCCAGAGAGAACAACCCCCTACCCCCAGCCCTCCAGCGCTCGACCTTGCCGCCATCCGCGAAGCCGCCCGCATGAGCCAACTAGAACTAGGCGTATCAATGGGCTACAAAGATGGGCCAGGAATCGCCTCAACCATCAACCAGCTCGAAAACCGGGCAGACATCAAGCTCTCCACGCTTGAGAAATATGTGCGTGGGGCGGGAGGCACCGCCGAACTGGTCGTACAAGTGAACGGGAAGACACTACGATTCGATATCGTCTAGGAATATTGCGCTATCCAATGTGAGTTGACGCATACGCTAGATCCGCTATAGGCTCAACGCATACAAGCAATCGACAAGGAGAACGCAATGGGTCAACAGCTCATCCAAGAAGTCGAGTACGGACGTCTGGACAATGGACAGTTCATCCGCTACAGCTTCGACACCTACACGGTGTCCACCGCCAACCGGAAGCGGATCACCGACCGCGAACAAGGCCGCAGCCATGCGACCGGAGATGGATGGCTGGAGTTCCCCGCACACCCCGCAACACCCGAACTATCCGAATACGTGACTCGGATCAGGTGGTTCTAAAGTTTAACCCCAGAGGCTTGTGGGCGGTCTTGGCGCGTCACATTTGAGCATGGGGAATACTGGCCCGTTTGGCTCTCCGTCGAGAACCGTCACCCCGTGGAACCCATACGGGGACCGTATTATATGACTCGGCCAGCCAAAGAAGCGCCGCGCCGACTAGGCCCCGCCATTCCTGCGGGTAATCCTAGCCTGCACTTCCCCCTACACCGCAATACAGAGGGCTAAAGAATCTAACCCCTCTCGGTGTCACCGCTGAACGGGAGGGACGCAATGAGAGGGGAATACGCTGGCGCGCCAGGACTCGAACCTGGAACCACCCGATTAACAGTCGGGCGCTCTGCCAATTGAGCTACGGGCCATTACGAGCCCGGTAACGGTGGGCTTTGCCGTCGACACTCCAGCGCCGCGTGTCGATGCAGCCTCCGACCTAGGGGCTGGCACCCAATTCGGAGCCTTTCACGACCGACCGGCTTCTACGGTCGTCCAGCCATTTCGTAGGCCCGCCGGGGGTCGAACCCGGAACCCGCTGATTAAAAGTCAGCTGCTCTGACCAATTGAGCTACGGACCAAAGATGGCGCGCGTCGGTCGGCTACAACCCGACAAAGCGGGAGTGACGGCTTGAACCACCGACAGACGATCACCCGCGCGCCTTGCGCCGATTCGCTACGCGGGCTCGACGCCAGCCTCGATAGACCCAGCACCGCTAGGTACTGGGCTCATGCTCGCATTCAGTCGGGGCGAACTAACCGAAGACAACCACAAGAGGTAGTTGCCTTAAACCTCTATGCGTCCTTGCCGAACGCAGCATCACGGGCTTTTCGCAAGCTGCGGATTAGCCCATTGATAGTCTCGCGGTCGGGAAAGTCTGCCCACGCGGAGTATTCGGGGTCGCCCTTCACTGTAGGCTCCAGCGTCACGCCGACCTGCACTAACTGGTCATGCTTAGACCAGCCGACCGAAACGAAAGCTCGGCTCTCGGGGCTATCCATCAAGAAATTGTCACGAGGCATCACGCCTACTTTCCGCCCATCACGGGCAATCATGAGCGCATCACGCGCTCGGTTAAAAGGTGCCACCCCTAGGTCCGCAGTTATTCCCCAGCTGGGCGGACTCCGCGGGACGCCCGAAAGGCGTTTCTGCCCATTTCAAGGCTTTATCAACCGCTTAGAATGCTGGGCCAGATGCTCTCATGTCAGGGTGGCTGGAGAGCCCACGGGCTCGCCTACCTGGACTCGAACCAGAGACCTTTTTTCAGGTCGCCCATTCCTGCTGGGCTAGGCGATTATGCTCGGTCAAAAGGTGCCCAAATTAGTGTTATCCAGGCACCCATACTTGGCGAGCAGATAGGTCAAATCTCTCGGAGCAGCCCTACCCCGCTCCATGCGGTAGGCCAACGCCTGCAGCTCAACAATCAACGAACCCGGCAGGCGAGTATCCCCGCGATCCTGGTGAGTATCCGAAATCAATCAGACCTCCCGCTCATCCACCCGCAGGCGCCAGCCTTGAGGTAGATTGTTCGACGCCAAATCGAAACCGTGATCGTCGTCCCCCGCGATCTCGATGTGACAACGCTGAATACCGTACTCGTCTAACACGTCGACATTTTCTCGGCACTCATCGTCATAGACGAGGTTAGCAATGCGGTGCAGAAAACGCGCTAAGCACCGTCGCATAATCACTCCCGATTAATGAACAGCGTATTTCTATCCATCGACGAGCCGTCGCAGTCTAAACCCTGAACCAAGCATCTCGCCCCATCAATATACTGATAAAAGGCTTGATACCGAAGATGGTAATGCCCGTGTAGATACAGCGTGGGACGAGTCGACTCAACCACAGCCCGAACCAGGCGGCGATGCTCCTCAGACTCCTGCAACACCCACACCGGCCAACCATTTCCGCCCTCGGACGCTGGACCGACGCCTGGAATGCGCACGCCGAACGGGCAATCGTGAGCGATAATCACGTCCACCTTGCCCCGTGAAGCGCGTTCAACATCCTCTAGAGTTAAGGTCTCCCCCGCCCACCAGGATTTACCCTCAGCGCGGTGCATCTTGTCCACCGAGACGGCCCCGCCGAGTGCCATCCATGTTTTACCGAACCACACCCACCGGTACCCTCTGGGCAGGTGAATGATGTTCGGATATTCAGGGAATGACCAAGGGGTGTGGCTACTGGGCATGTGGGCGGCGATACGTTCATGCGAGTCGTGGTTACCATCCACCCAATACAGGGTGACGCCATACTCGACTAGTTCGGCCTGAAGCTTACGCAGATATTCGTTATCATGCTGATTGTCATTCCACACGCCGAAATCGCCCGCGTGCACAATAACGTCGCAACCATTCTGGTCAGCATATTTGACAGCATTACGTGCCCAGCCCAGATTTCCATGCCAATCGCCCGCCACCATGAGACGGTTAGGCTCAATCATTACTCATCCCAATGTCGGGGTATCCCAAAAATTCCTCATCCGGCCCCGTCGAGTAAGCGGGGCGTATCGAGCCTTCAGTATCTCGAACTCGATACGCAACTGCTCAATTTTCTCGGGCGAAAGGGGGCGCTGCCACTCACGCTCAGTCAAACCACACACTCCCCGCGATGATAAGTCCAGCGGAACCCGCACCCCGGCACGTCGCAGAACGAAGGCGCGGACTCTGACAAATCGCACCACGGGTGGAGAGGCTGGCCGCTCACCGTGATGCGTGGCTCACCCTTATCGAAGGGCTCGCCACACACAGAGCAAGAATGACTAGCCACTCTTTCTCCTCATCGAGCGCTCCATCTCTCAAGATAATCAATCATGCCCCGCAGCCGGTCCGCATCGTCACGCGAAAACCCCAATGCCTGATTGCAGTCGCTGCATAGCAGTGCTCGAACGCATACTCCACAGCTTACGACCCCGCTGCAGCAGGAATGATCGTGATCTACGTGTAACCGCTTGTCGGGAGTGCTCGGAGTGTCGCAGCCAGGAATGGCGCATACCCCACCTTGGGCAGCGAGCATCGCGTAATATCCTTCAAGTGACAACTTGTATTTCCGTCGTAGATTTCCGTCTAAGCACTTGTCACGATTTGAGGCGTACCATTTAGCCTGGGCTTCGCGCTCTTTCTCGGGGTTAAGCTCACGCCACCGGCGGCTTTCCTCGCGTCTCGCATTAGGGTTGGCTTCGTGCCTTCGTCGCACATACTCCTTGACGCAAGGGCGACAATTATTCGATTTACCGTCTGGCTGCGCCCTATTGTTATAAAAATCCTCTAAAGGTTTCCGTTCCTGACACCCGCTACACTTCTTATCCAGTGTTCCGCTTCCCCTTGCCGACAAACGCCAAACTGGATAGCAACTCCCACGTGTGGTACGTACCATCGGCCCACGCCACATGGGCAAGAGACGGCGAGCCATGATAGCCTGGGGTAATTCTGAGTCGATCCGTATCGGTACGGGTGATCACCCCGTATTCACCCGGTTTCGCCCACGGCTCGGCAGGGGTACCGCGATGACGCACAGTGTCGATCATTTCGCCCTCCACGGCTGGATCGCCTTGGGAATGCTCACGCCAGGCAGGCGCTTCCGTACCCGGCTGGCGCGCTTACGCTGCACCGGCCGAAACGGCGTCTCATCCCGCCCCTTGGCGATGAGGAACCCGCTCCTGTACGGCGACAGCCAGCGTGGCGTGGCAGGATTGTCATGGTCTACATCATCGTCAATGTATTTGATTAGCGTGTCCCGCACCTGCGAGAATTTCACCCTCAGAATCCTTAATCTTCGCCGTTACATCCACAACTGCACGATTCACAACAATGACACGGAATCATTCATCATCCTCAAGAGACTGAACATAGCCCATCACCAAATCGGCGATAATCGGCGCTGTAGCAAGGCTTTTTGCCCACTCGGCCAACAAAAGGTAACCATCAGTAGGCAACTCGCCGCCGCCATCGTGGGATAGGTCTATTTTATATATTTCCCCATCCTCGGCGGACAGGATCTCAACGATTCGCAATTCCCGAAGGATAATGTCACCCTCGCCAATGCAATCGCATTCATTGTTGTCATTCTCCATCAGGAGAAGCCTCTCGCCATGGATTTTTAAATCCGATTTCCCTTGCGAATATTGCAAAAAAGGTGCGCCAATTGCGTATTGGCGTAAGAGTGCTCGCCGCCGAGCGACACGGGCATGATATGATCCATCGACGCGCTGCCGGAATCCGGAAAGCGCAGGCTCATGTCAACAGGATTGCCGCACAACTGGCAGACGTAGCCATCCCTGTCAGCCAGAACAGAGATGGACACATGCTCAACGAATGGTCCACCTGCATACCTTCTCGACTGCTTGTGCCAGGCTCCCGCGCACTTCGGGTTGCAGAATCGCTGGCGAGCCATTTTGGTCCTGAATGGAGCATCGCAAAGCTCGCAGTTCAATTCCGCCGGTCGATGACGCTTTTTGTCGTAAGCGGCCCTGGTGTGACATTTTTCTGAGCAGTACTTTGCGCTAACCTTTTTGTCGGAAAGCGGTTCGGCGCAAATCACGCACCCTCGATTGACCATCCTCTGTTCGCCGGGGTGCCTCTGCGCATAGGCGTTGCATGCTGTGCTGCAATACTTCTGTAGCGCGTAAGAGACAACCATCGGCCTCCGGCACGATTCGCACGGACGCGTACCCTCAGATTCCTCCGTCGCCAGACGACCCGCCGCGCGGCAATCGTCTGAGCAGTACTGAACAGGCCCGACAAGATGGCTAATGCCCGTTCCGCATCGGACACACGACTTGTCTCCCCGTCCATGTACATATCTTGAATAGCATATCCGTGAACAAGTTATCGCTTTTCGCGATCGAGCGACAAACTGGGTGCCGCAGTTGACGCATTCCTTCTCGGAGAAGGCTTTCACGCTGCCGGATCTGTACATTCGGGCGTAGTGCCGCTGACACATCCCCTTGATGAGCCGACCCTTACTGCCGTAATCGCAGTCCTCGTCAGCCACGGAACAATCCGCACTTCGTGGTTTCCCTCGAAGAAGTCCTAGGGGATCGCCGGTTCTCTGCCATCGACCATAGTGCGTACTGCACCAACCGCGACCAATAGATGGACGCTCGCAGTCGTCAATGCTACACTCAGTCGCCTTTGAGTTCGCCCGCTGCCAGCGCCCATAGTGCTTAGTGAGAAAGCCACTGATCACCGACGTGTGCACCCCTGCTCATTAACGTTCCCCGCATGCAAGTAGGACTGCGCATCGCACCGTTGACTCGCTCACGCGGCCGCGGACCATCTCCTGGAACCTGCGAACTGAGCGAGTTCACGCCAGTAATCGGTGTGAAGCCACAAACCCACCATTCCCACGGCCACGTCACCACCGCCCAGCCGGCGGCCCGCTCAGCGAAGCTTCCGAATGCTCGGAGCCTGCCGTGAGCGCGCGCCACATCTACGTCGACGAGACCAAACAGCGCGACTATTTGCTCGTGGCCAGCGTCCACATCACGACGGACCTCACCGCCCTGCGCCAGGTGGTCCGCGGTCTGCTCCTGCCCGGACAGCGCTACCTGCATATGAAGGACGAGAAAGACGGCCGCAAACGCACGATCGCTCAAGCCTTCGTCGACGCCGGCGTACAAGCCACCGTGTACCGCGCCGGAGCCCAGCATCGCAACGAGCGCCAGCGCCGCTCAGCTTGTCTACGCGCTCTCATCGAAGACCATGCCACCACGCTCAACGCACACATCGTTCTCGACGAGGACGAGACCATGGTCAACTTCGACAACCAGAAACTCATCGAGTACACCCGAGCTACCGGTTGCCGTGACACCCTGCGCTACGAGCACAAACGCCCACACACCGACGCGCTGCTGGCCATCCCCGATGCGATCGCCTGGTGCTGGGCCAAAGGGGGCGACTGGCGCAAGCTCATCAACCCCGCCGTCACGGTCACCCGAGACGTCTAAAAATCGCGAAGCCCGAGCGCCACGGTCGTCCGGCCGGGTCTCGGGCTCACTTCCTGAAGCTCAACGCAACAGGCACCACCCATGGTAGCAGTCAGAAGGGAGTCACTCGGCAGGTTGCCCGAACTCCGCGATAACCTCGGCGACGGCCTGGTCGTAGCTCAGTTCGCCGCGGCCGATCCGGTCGAGGAGATCCATCGCGCCGGGCGAGACATCATGGCCGGCCAGGCCGCTCGCCGCCACGGCGATGGTCACGGCCTCGTCGTGGGTGGGCGGGCGCCTCGGTGTGTTCAACTCCAGTACTCCGGTATCCGCTCCAGCTTTTCCCGGTAGGCCGGATCAGCCAGCTCCGCCAAATGAGCCTCGGCAGCAGTCTTATCGCGCCATTGCCGGACGCGGTGCTCGGCGGCCAGCAACCAGCCACCCAGCACCGGCTCGGGGCCAGGTGTCGGTGCCGCCCGATCCAATGCTGTCGCCGCGGCGGTCGCACTCTCCCAGATCAGGTCGCGCTTCTGCTGCGCCTGCTCCCGGACGCGAGCCGTGCCCCGCGCCCAGTCCGACATCTCACGGGCCCAAGCATCGTGCCGCATGCTGCTGTCGCGCAGCGTTGCCTCCCGTTTCAGATCCCAGCTTTCCTCGGCGTCGATCACCTCCACCGCAGCCGACCACCAGCTTCGGACGGCTTGGGCAGGGGTGACCATCGGCGTCGCCGCCGCGCGCGGCTCCCACAGCCACCAGTCGCCGGCGGTGTTCTCCGCCAGGTCACGCAACACCAGCAGCACGATCTCGCCGTCGCCCAGGCTCGGCTCGGGCTCCTGAGCCTCGCCCGCAGCACTCAAGAGTTCCTGCACGCCGGCCAGCACTGCCACCGGGAGCGGCACCTCCGGGCCCACCCGCGGCCACGGATAGACCGCGCGCACATGCTGGGCAGCATCCACCGACAACCAGTCCGGCTCGCCGGCGCGCGCTGCCCGCACCGCCTCCGCGGTCCGCTCAGCCCACACCACCCGCCAGTCCGGCTCCAGCGTGCCGTCGCGGCCCGCCGACAACAACGCCCACAACACGCCCAACCGCACCTTCTGCCACCAATACTCGCGCTGAGCGTCTACGAACTCATGCCACCGCCGGTCATCCACCAGACTGGCCCTCCTCCGCCAGACGCACCGCGTGGCTCGTCTTCACCGCTGCGCCCTCGCTGCCTCAATCAACTGCAGGAAGTGCGCAAACACTTAACACACATTCCACGCCTGAGCCTCGGCGACTTCCCGTAATTGCATTCGTCATCATCTATGGAACATATTGAACCCGTAAATCTCAATACTTAAAGCTCCAGACCATCAGCCGCCTCAGCGGGCAAATAATCAAAACGACAATCCCGCCACACAGGATCAACACACGTATATGTCACAGTGTCGGAACCAGCATCCACGCTTTTGACGACACCCTCATATTTCCAGCCGCTGGCCGTCTCGCAAACGATGCGATCCCCGACCTTGAACTTATTCGCAATAGACGGCATCGTGAATATCCTCCGTCCAGGTGAGGTCGTCGGAATCCTCGTAGACCGCCTCCCAGCGGGCTGCCCAAAATACGTTCATCAGACACCCCTTGCGATACTCATCCGCTGAGGCTCAATAGAGAGTCTGGAATGCCCGCCGCAATTCGTGCAACGCTGCATCGAATACGTCATCACATTCGCCACATACCGCTTAGCGATAGGCTTAGTCTGAGATCCACAACGGTTACACGTCGTCAAGCTATCCGAGCCATCCACAAGCAGCGCGGGATGATTACGGATATGTGGGCGTAGAAAATCGTATAAACCCTGGGTAGCTAGGACGTCCCCCACGCAGTAAGCAGTCAACCGCTCCTGGTCCTCAATCGAACCCTCCACCGCCCGCTCCATCGCATGACGGTCATACGCATCAGTCTTGGACGGAATCCCTGCAATCTGACAGAACGCATCCAAAGACTTGAACGGCGCACCCGACTTGAACTCAGTCCGCAACACCTTCAACGTGTCAACCGTCTTGAACGGCGGCAATGGCGGCAGTCCAGCCTCAATATGCATGTCGCCGCGAAGCCAAGGCAAATCCGCCTGGTCAACATTATGCCCCACGACAATATCGGCCTGCTGAAGCAGTTTATGAACCTCTTTGAGGAACTTCTTCCTGCCGCCCTTATCCCACTCCGCAAGCTGAATGACATCAGGCGAGTCATACCACTTAGCGCACACAATCGTGGTGCGAGGCTCCCGCTCCACCGTCTCATAATGAATGTAACGGTTTTTAAGGTCGCCGCGATCCCACCAATACTGCTTAGTAATACCCGGCAGGCGCTCCACATCCAAAATGAGGATACGGCTACGAACGCCCTCAGTAATCGTTTTACCTGGCGCGTCGTTCAAAATCTTAGCGAGTGCACCCATTGCTGGGTTCCTTTCAGTTGCAGCAACACCGAAGATTCAAGTGTTGCTTAAGCGCAGTCAGCCCGAACGGGCGAGAACCCGACGCCGCACAAATAGCACCATACAGGTCAGCGCGACTCATCGTGGTAGCGGCCCTTTTAAAAGCAGCTTGATCCTCGCTATCTAAAGATTCCAGCCAGACCGCCAGAACGCACTTCATGAATTGTCAACCTCGGTATACGGCGGCACAGGATTCGGATAACGATCCAAAAGCTCTTTAGCTTTACGATTCAATTCCTGCACCCAACCCGCAGGATTCTTCGGCGGACGATCATCAACCCAATTGTCTTGAATCTGACCATCCCGAAGCACCATCAAACAGGCGATAGCTTTCACCACATGCGGCAAACCACTATCAGGGTCGATGTCTTCACCCTCCCAGAAGGAGGTGAGATGCCTGAACGCTGCGTCATAGTAGACGCTCGCCCGCACCCCCGCCGATCTATAGTTGTGACGGCCGTACTTCAAGGAGCCCTCAAGCAGGGCTAGGCCAGCCTCAGCCACCACCTGGGCGGGAACCGTAGAAAACGGAGCCTTAGTGACCCCGATAGCATCCTTCGGGTTAGTGTCCTTAGTGGAGCGTTCGTTGGACTCTGTAATGAGCTGCACGACTGACTCCACCTTGAATGGTTCACTCGGACCTTTGGGTGAAAAATGCAGCCATTCTGCCGACGCTTCGACAGTGCCATCATCATTAAAGGTAAACGGTCCAGCCTTGCTCATCGGTTATCGCCCGATCCCTGCAACACGCCACGCTCGGCACGATCAGCAAGCTTGGCGAGATTCGACTCGGCAACGGCATCCAGGTTGACGCCCAACTGCCTAGCCACCGCCGCCAAATACCAGACGCAATCGGATAGCTCGTCCGTAAGCTTCGCACGTGCAGCGTCACCAATCACGCCGTGGTCATCCCTAAGGATTTTCTTAGCTTTATTGGCAAGCTCGCCCGCCTCCCCGGATAGCCCGAGGATCGCATACACAAGCCCCTCTACGCTGCCGGGGTCGCCCGCGCCAGGATAGATAGCCGTAGCCGCAGAGCGACGCTGATAGTCGGAAAACGTCATGCCCATTCCGTCACCCGCATCCCCAATGCCTTAGCAACACGCAACTCCAGCCGTGCGCCCTTGGACCCCCGCCAACCGGGCAGGAGAACGATCTCGTCGCAGTCCAGCATGGCGCGCAAATCCTCGCGGACATAGAACGACCAATCCTTAGTTAGATCGTCATTGTGGGCTAGTTCGGCGGGATTAACCACCTCTTTACCCTGCGCGCGAAGCTCCGCAGCTACAGCATGGAACTTCGGGAAATTATAGTCTTTCCTTTTAGACATTGGACCTGAAACATACACAGGCACTTGTTAGCCAATCGTCGGGGCATGGCATCGCGCCGGTACCCTAGCTGAAAAGGTTTCTCCAAAACGTTTTGGAAACGGGGTCAAGATGGGTGGGCACACAGTTGGCGACATGGGCTGTCAGCAGCAAACCGGCACCCCAAATCACCAACCTAGCCACTACCGGATGTCGAGCAATGAAAATATCTGCCTCTTCGGAAAGAAGCCGACCATCCTTGCTGTGCAAAATTTCGTAGCCAACAATGAACGCAGAAACCTGCGCCCATCCACTGACCCTCACTCCGCCTCCCCCAAAGAGAGGTAACCCGGAGAAGCGGGTTTGGCGTGGGGAATCTTGCACACGGGAATCGTGTCACTGCTGTACGGGTTTTTCCGGTAGTGGGAACCGCCGATGTACGGTTCCGCGCCGCAATGAGGGCATCGTGTCATGCCACACCCCCTAAACAAGAGAAGGCCCCAGGGAGTGGATATTAGAGAAGGGCGCGCCCCACTCCCTGGGGCAAGGGCACACTGCGACCAATCAAGGGAGCGTGCCCAGACTCTGACGTGAATGCCGGTTGTTTGGCGGAATGCTCACGAGGTTATCCGGCTGCCCCGAAGCCCAAAATAAAAGAATGCTTTTATCCCCCTCACTATAGGCAAAGGTCCTATTTTTCATATATTTGCAGGTCAAACGGGTTTTAGCGCTTTTTTCTCGCGTAACGCGCTTTAGCTTCCGCCTTGTCGCATAGTCTGCACCAAGAACGAACCCCATCCACGTTGCGAGAATCTGACGAAAAGAACTCGACACGCTTACTGCGACCGCATTTCGTGCAGGTTTTTCGCCGACCCTCGTTCACCCCCAGTAGAGGAATGAACTCTCTATCGCCACCCCAGTCGTCCTCATCTTCGACATGATGCATCAGAGCGCGGCGTCGAGACAGCTTTAGGTTGCGCGCCCGGACGTTCCCGTCCCCCACGTCAGAACCTATGGATGGAGTTACCTTCACGACACTGTTCGGACTCATCAAGATTTCACCGTTTGGGGCATCCTGAGTGCTCCAATAGTTCGTTGGATCGTAGGCGTCGAGGTCGTCAACTTCTAGCAGTCCAGCTTCGTGTAGCATTTTTTCTTTGTCACGCTGGGTGCTACGCTTATTCTTACCTACGCCTTTTGACAACAACCTGTCGGCCTTAGCCTCTAGGTTGTCATCCTTGCCGAACTTAGGCACAACATCATCAGGGTCTACGGACAACGCGTGCCATCCCATTCCTCTAACTGCAATCTAAAGATTGCCTTCAAGCATTCCGCATAGATGCGTGAGCCCTTGGAGATGTTCAGTAGGGCGCAGCGATTCATGAGACGCCCCGTCCTCGAGTTATAGTGGTAGTACGCTCCAGGTTGGCTATTACTACCCCGCCGCCCGATGCTGTAGTCCCCTAGATTTTGCGGGTCGTCCGAGTCTATATGGCCCGCCACGTACTGATAGTCAGTTCTTTCCATCGCCATTTTTCGCAGGTAGTCTCATCAATCCTCCGATGGCATCTCGTCGCCGAAGATGTAGTGGCAAGCCCACCGATAAAACTCTTCATGACCAGCAGAATTATCGCCACAAAGACGTAGCCAACCCTTGAGTTCATACAGAATGTTGCTGTCTTCGAGCATTTTGTCTGCCCGCGCCCGCTCTATCTCAAGATCACGCTCGGCTATCATGGCGCGGCATTGCGACCGCACGGGCTCAGGAAATTTGTCTAAAGTATCGCTCATCGCACCCTGTTCTGGTCAGCCCACTCTCTCAACCGCCTGAAGCATTCCGCTGTGGCGCGCGCATCCCCCAACGCCGAATGCGGATCATCATTCGTCACACCTACCAGCTCGCACACCTTGGCCAAGCCCGGTAGTTCTTCAAGTCCCAGGACGCCCATAGCGTACGCGGAAAGGTCCAATAGGCGATGGTGCCAGGGTGTGCCTAAAAGGCCGCCTGTGGCGATCTGACGGGACAGAATGCCCGCATCGAAGCTAGGGTTACTACCCGCCAACGTTTGATCTTGCAGAATGTTCTTCAACCAGTCGAAAATGTTCTTGTTCGCCTCGACCGTCTCAAGCATGTCCTTGAACACGCCCCGCTCATAATAACGGTTAACCCTCAAAGAATCAGGGTCAGCCTTAGAGAGTTGAGCCTGGGCGATATGGGGTACCGCGCGAAATTCCTCGCCCGTGTCAATATTGACTGCGGCAATCTCCAATGGTGCGGCGTCGGGATCTAGCGACGTTGACTCTACGTCGACAACCCAAATCTGCCTACTCATAAAATCACGTTCCTCATCCCATCAGCCAGCCGTGATTCAGCCAATCTCGTCCACAAAACCGCGCTTCAAGGCCTCATCAGAATCAAGCCACCAGTCGGCGCGATCACAACCCGCCTTGTACTGTTTGAGAGTGGTTTTCCCGCCCGAACGCTCCACAAAAATGCTGGCAATCCGCGAACTCATCTTTTCGACCCACTTCATGGTGTCGCGCACTTCCGCCGCACTACCCACCGCGCCGATGCTGCCCTCATGAATCATGATGTAGGACTCTTTGCCGACCCGGCGCACATCCGCAGCTTGCAAAATGATAGCGGCCATCGAAGCCGCATATCCGCGAACGGTGATCGTTATTTTGTGGGTGCCATCACCGCGAAGCGAGTACGAACTCAACGTATCGAACAGCGCCATCCCCTCAACAACGCTACCCCCGGGACTGTTGATGATGATATCCCAGTCGGCGTTGGGGTCCATTCGGTGCCATGAATGCAATGTTCCCAACATCGCATCCACGGATTTGACGGACACTTCAGTGTTGAAGTAGTACACGCGATTGTAGATGTCCGCCGCGTCAGTCCAGCGCTCTAGGCGCTCCTCCCTTTTGCGGGACAGGGCCTGAATGATAGCTTGATGCTCCTTTTCCTCGGCTTCCGCCAGGGTGAGTCGCGTTTCGGCCTCGGCTTTGAGTTTTTCGATTTCAGCCAAGATTTTCAACTGCTCAGGGGTAGTTTCAGGCATCAATTTTCCTCACGTTAGATTTAAAATGAGCGGTTTTGAAGAGTTCGCGCCGAACCCGCGTTCGCAATATTGCATGTTTCCGCAACCGGCGGAACGCTACGATTCCCCGAACAGTCTCAGCGGCAAGATTTGGCGCTTCAATCATCGTCCTCGCAGTCTGGCCATCCGGCATGGCCGAAACCCCCACACTCCTCGCAGCAATCATCCCCCCACGATGATGCGCGCCAAGTGCTGGCATGCGCGGCCGAAACCATTCTCACAGCCTCCGTCGAGAGACAAGCGTCACCTTTAGGTGGGGTGATGCGGCGCACCTCATACTCGATAGGGAAATCGCCAGTATATAACCCGCCGTGACCCGCGTTGTAGAAGTCATCTCTAGCCATGGTGTTAAGTTGTTCGACCGCCGCAATTGCCTCCGACTCATCGGCGAACCAGATCGTTCGACCATCAACCTCTACAGGCTTCTCCGACCAATAAGGAGGGGAGTAATCCCCAAAACCCCCATCGGTACCCCTACCGACATGGATAACGAAATAGTCACTCATGCGCCACCCATTCTCCGTCTACCAGTTCTTCAATGCGCATAGAGTCATGCCCCGTTAATCCGGTGAGATACTTGTCAGCCTGCCGCTTATGCGCTTGCGCATCCCCTAGACGCGTGAAGTGGAGCGGCAGCGCGTACCGTTCACCTAGCGTCGATGCGTAGCGGTATCTATATTCCCAGTCACTCATGCGATCCTCGTCTTACCGCCATACCACATGGCATAGCAAATAGTCATCCACAACTCGTCTGAAACATCTTCGGAATCCAATGCGCGATCCAGCATCGTCAAAACAAGAGCACGCTTAGCGGGGTAACTCGCCCATTGTTCACGAGGAAACTGCGGAACATCAGGCCCCTCCCCACCCCACTGAATGTTAGTGTCAAACCATTCGCCAGCGTCGAACGATGAGGCGTCGAATGCCCCGCGTGCATAAGCGGCCTGCGCCCACTTGCGAGCGACCCTTTGTTCTAGCTGCTCCACAGCTTCGCCCATTGAATCCTCTCAGAATTTCTCAATACGATTAATCACATTCTGAATCGGACTAAAATCGGGAAACAGTTGATTCGACCCGAGTACTTCATCCCCCGCGTCAGCCAAGTCGCTCAAAAAATCCGAGAAATGGATAAGTTTCACGCTAACATCAGGGTCGCCCGCAAGCTCCCGCAGTGCATCCGACATGAGCCGCATCTCTTCGATTCTCATCGAGCCTGGTCACCGCCCACGATCACAAGCGAGCCGAGCTTGTCGAGCTTCGCCCTCAAGGCGGGAAGCGCCTCGGGTAGAACATAAGCGAAAACATCGTTCCGCCCCTGCTTCAAACCTTGCGTCGCCGCCAACCCCTCAACCGACCTACTAAGCGAAGTCTTCGTCACGACCGCATCCACGCGATCAGGCAACATCAACCTACCAATAGCCCCAGGCTGCTGACGTTCATCAATATCTGTCCGCAATGGCCTGGATGTATCGGTCCACTCGATCAGTTCGTATCCCGCGCCCGTGAAAGCCTCGCGGATGGCAGATCTAATCCCCAGGTCAACAGAGTAGAGTTCTACACGTAGCTTATCTGCCATCAGGTTTCCTCAATCCCATGTGGGTTGACCATTTACTCACTCGTCCCTCAAACTGTCTCGCACCTGGTCAATCAACCAATCGGGCGGGTTAAACATGCCGCCATGAAGCAAAAACCACTCAATATTGGCAATATGGTGAGCAATATCTTTCCCAACATCGCCACCAACCATCCCGATCACCCGGATATATGCACTAAGATAGTTTCGCTGAATATCGTCAAACTTCCCCATGACTTCAGAACTGCCAGTCACTCTTCCTCCAGTTTGGAAACAATCCAATCAAACGTTTCCGCATCAACAAACCATCTATAACAACCCGAATGATTCTCAGGAAGGTCACATACATCACACGTCAAAAGAGAGGTATCCTATCTAATTAGAACATCTCGCCCGACAACTGCGACTCCTGCAACCTGTTCTCGATAGGGAAAAACACATCACCTCCGCGCCCAGCCACCCGCGTCAACAACCCCTTAGACTCCAGATTCGCAAGCTGACGTTCTGCTTTCTTCTTTTCCGACGCGCTCGGGCGTCGAGTGTCATAGAGAACTTTCGCCGCCTCATCCGCCGACAACCCCTCAGAACCGCAACCTCGCGCAACCACCAGCAGATCACACTTCTGAACCGCGAACTCGCCCCGCTCAGGATCAAGCAACAGATGCCACGGGCCAACCTCGTTAGCGGGAGTTTTGGCATGACGAAACTTCACCACCAGATCACCAGGCTCGCCAGACAAAAGAATCACTGAACCTGCCCCACTCGCCAACCACGTCGAGCCGTACACCGAGGAAATGCCACCAGGCGCTTCCGCCGAAGGCTTACGGGTATGGTGCAACTCGCACACCTCAACACCACTAGCTAGCAACTTCTGTCTAGCCCGGTTGTAATTTGCCGCCGTCTCATCAGCAGACAAGCCGACAACAGCGTCCTTGAGTGAATCCACATAGACGACGCCAGCGCCTACCGCTTCAGCCATCCGCGCCAACAAGGACGGATCAATCGCCATATCCATCACAGGCGGCCCTGGGCGGATGAGCAGCTTTCCCGCGATAAGTTCCTTTTCCTCTTCGCTGAACTGCCGCCGCATAGCACGCCTCAACTGCCGGGGCCTATCCATGGCGAGGTAAAGTATGGGTTTATCCACCGGGGTCACGGGAAGATCAAGAACAGTGTCCCGCAACCCCAGTTGCGCCCTCAGTAGCATTCCTGCAAGAGTTGACTTCCCCAAGCCCATGCCACCGCAGATCATCAGGGCCTCCCCTTCGGCCCATAGGATCTGATCGGAGGAACCCCATAGTTCAACCACCGTGTCGTCGGCATCGAACATCCAATTCGCACCGTCCACGGGCGGGGTATCGCCAAAGGGGTTATCTCCCCCTCCGCCCGCCTCCTGCTGCGCGTTCTCCGCAGCTTGGACCGATGGCATCCGTGGAGCATCTGATTGCTGAGCGGGGCGCTCAGGGATCATTCTGGGGCCGTCGCGATCCGCCTTCCCGAACGCTGAATCAATCGTCTTCTCAACCCCCAAGTATCCACCATCATCCTGAGTCAATCCGTTAACCTCGCAAGCCTCGATCAGCTTCTGCCGCAAGGTCCACCTATCTATAGGTAGCCCCGCCAACTTGAGCGCGGAAATGTTCAACTGGTTATTGCGCCCGACGACAGTGCTCGCAAGCACCTCAAGCTCCTTGTCCATGGCGCTCTTGGTGTACGAATCGCTAGGCACGACCATTGGACCCGTAGGCTCAGGTCTCGAAGGCTTGGATGTGAACAGTTTGTCTTTGAAAGACTCCATAACCCTCTAATCAAAGTGTTGACACCTAGCCTAACCAAGGGTTAAGCTAGGGAAAATTCATCAAAAAGAAAGGACGGAGCAGCAATGAACCCCACCGACCAGGCCGTGTTCAACGAATACGTCAACGCGGGCAACGCCCTCGACGCCTACCGCGACGGCGCACGTTACACCGGCAACCCGGTTCGCCGCTACGAGAAAGCCCGCGAAGCATGGTTCGCCACCGAGGCATACAAGAACCGGCCGCCTCTCCGCCACCCCGCTACCGGCGAGATCATCGGATAAGAAAATCCCCCTAGCCCCAAACGGTTAGGGGGATTTTCTTTTGCCCACCCGCACGATAAGATGAAGCCATGGTCACACTGGGATGGATGTACCTGAAAGATGGTCGCCTCCTCGGCGAATCCTGCCCCAAGTGCGGATGCGCCCACAACCCGTCTACCCCTTGCGCTTCGCCATCTCCAAGGCAGCCCGAGCCCAATCGCCAGGCTCGGTCGTGTACCCCAACTTGTGCAACCTGAAATCATTCCGCAGAAGACAAATCGCTATAGCTTTCCACGAGGGGGCTCGACCCGACCACAATAGTCCATCCGGCAGCTCATCGGGGATGTTGTCGCCGTAGCATCTATCCTGCCACATCTTCACATAGGCCTTTATTCGCGATGTAGGCCCTACGCCAGTCGGATATTGCTGCGCTTGCTTCTGAATTTGCCAATAGTTTTTGCTCATCCGACAAGTAACTCCACGCTTTACGAACTATATCCTCTGGACACCCCATGGCTAGCGCGCACGCCGCATGGCCCACCCACGCCTTATGGTTCAAGTGGGGATCGGTGAACGCGTTTTCGGTGCTGATAGGCCATTCCTTGCATACCCTGCGCATAAAAAAGCCATACAGTTCGTGGTTGCCCGTGAACTGTATGGCTTTTTCGAGGTAGGCTGCCCTGTCGTCAACCTTGCCCCACATGTTGTGGGCCACCTCTTCCCATTGATGAACGGGATGCCAGACTTGTTTAAGTTTCAATCCACCTCCGGGGGGATCGATTATACCCGATATCGGGGTCGCACGCCCTGGTGGCGCGAATCAACTCCATTTCCATGGATCGCACCTCGTCGTCCGACGCGTCGTCAGACTCCCAAAGGATTTCCTTCCGCAACGTCAAACCCAAATTCGGGAACGAAAGCGTGTAGTCATCCTCCGCCCCGTCGACAACGGTCGAACGAGCTAACGGACGTTTCGGGAAAACGTTCGGATCAATACCGAGGTCGTCGGCAATGACTGACCGAAGACTGGGGCTGCCGATGTACAACCGGTCCCCGGTCAAGTCCATGCCGACATAGATTTTCCCGTTCGGATATGTGATCCTGTATATCTGCTTACTCGTCACTCTCCGGCTCCCACGCCTCGGAAAACTCCCTGTTTGCGAACAAGGATGCGAGGCCGGTGACCTGTTTCATTCTCAGTAGCTCGTCTGGCGACATGCCGATATGTTGGCAGATCCATCTATCGCCCTTGCCCATTTCGACCAGTTCGGCCACGATCTGCGACATGAGTTCAATGTTGTGAGAGCCGCGCGCACGGTTATGGCGGATGGTCGAAGCCATGCGATCCGACATATCTTTACGCAGCACCACCACCGGCAGCATTCCACGCTCGCGCTCGCGGATACGTTCAGAGTTCCGCAGTGTGAGGTAACGGTGGAAACCGTCAACCACGATGTACTTGTCATTCTCTTCGTCGTACACCGTGACAACCGGCTGAGTGTAACCGTCCTCCCAGATGGACGTTTCCAGCAGTTCCATCTCGGGCGGGGCAACACTGTTGGGGTTGTAATCGTTCGCCGTCACCTTCTCAATGGGAACGGAACGCACCGCGTACACGGGCGACAGATCGCTCCGGTAGTCGTGCCCGTCCTTATGCGCCTCATTCCCCCGCAGAGCGGGGGTGAACATGCAGATGAGTGTTACCGGCCCGCCGATGGCCTGAAAAGTGTGCTCATCATGCTTATCGAGCGCATAAAGGGTGTCAGGTTCGATCCGATGCTTCTCACCAGTCTTCAAATCGACCAGCTCACCAACACCGGAAACGCAGTAGCAAGACTCAAGATGGTCGGGGTAATGCCAGCGCTGCGGCTGACACTCAGGGATCGTAGTGCGGGTCACAGTATAGCCGAGGCCATCCTCCTCCAGCAGAAACCGGTGACTAAAGAATCCGCCTGGCGTGAACTCCATCGCCCGACCCATCGACTCAAGGTCACTCCCCTTGATCACCTTCATTTAGTCGCCCTCCCATTCAGTGACTTGTACTTGGCCTGAATCTGCTTCTGCCTAGCCTGCTGCTCCTGCGTAGGCTGCAGACCCAGATATTTGCAGGTGTGATCATTTTTCAGAATCGTGATCGCAAACCGTTTCCAGCTAGTAACCATGCTGGGGTGGGCTCGCAGTTCATCCAAATGATCCGGCGGAACCTCAATCACCACTCGACGCAAATGATTGCCGCCGTGCGGTGTGGTGCCGTTGATCCGGTAATCTACACCAATGCGGTCCAGGTCGGCAATGATGTCCTCGGGGAGTCCGCGCCCGACCGAGCCCCAAAACTCAATCGATTGGTCGAAGCGCTGCCTAAAATTTGCGGCCACCTCTTCCGGCAGGGTATCCAAGAGGAACTTCGTGAACGACTCCCACGTGTGCCCCTTCGGGAGGGTGAACGAGCGGTAAGACAACTGTTTACCGTATTGGGCGACAAAGTTCGCCCCACCAACGCGGGCACACAGCTTCGCCCACACGTGCGGATCAATCACCCGATACATCCCCAGCGAACTCTTCGACTCGGACATAAACGGTGACGCCACACGCATCTTACTGAGCGGAATCCCCGCCTTGTAGAAGATGTCGTACAGCTTGTTGTAGTCCCAGTCGAACTTTTCGTTGGCGATCCAAATATCCTCACCTTTCCAATCGTAGATTGGGTACACATTGTAAGTGTGTTCGGTGTTTCGTTTGGTCCAGTAGTGTCCGCCGAGCATTTCTTTCCGGTCGTTCATGATCGCCCGGAAACGGTTCAGGCTTTCTGACGCGCGAATGCCGATCATGTTCGCGCACGACTTACCTTGCGAATACCACTCAGAGAAACCATCCCAAAACGCATCATAATGCATGTTCTCTTTAAAGAACGGGAACGGATGGTTCTCCAGGTTAACAATGTACGGATCGGTAGGCATTGGACGTATCCAGCGGTCCTTATCCTGCTCCCCCCAACACTGCCAGTCCACCGCATAACTGGACACCGTGCAGGGAAGCGTGATGGGCAGGCAGCACCAATAAATGTCCAGCTTGTCGGCATGCTTACGCATCATGCGGTGCATGAACTCTAGGGACAACTCATAGTTGGCTTCATTGTCCATGATCTGGATGCCGAGCTTGCGTGTCTCGCCCGTCTCCTCCATGTGCTGCAACGCGAGGTTGAGGAGAACACCTGAGTCCTTACCGCCGGAGAATGACAGGTAGACCCGCTCGAAGTTGTCGAACGTCCACGCGATACGCTTACGCGCCTCAGTGTAGACATCACTGCCGATATATCTACGACCGTTACTCTTCTCCACGTATTCCTCCATAGAGCGACAGTTTACAGGACAACATCACAGAGCCTCTGAAATGTCGACCACATCCGAACTGTACGTAACCCACTCGTTCCCATCCCAGTGGAAAACATCAATCCCCGGAACCTCCCAACCATGACCGATAAGAATGTTCGCGTAGAACGAGAGCTGAAGGAAATACGATCCGAGAGTAGTGTTCGGAACCTTATCCTTGAACGGTTCTAGGATGGTTTCTTTACCCAGCACGGAAGTGTTGGTTTTGAAGTCCTGGACTCGCGCCGACTTCTCACCCACCCGCTGCAACCGGTCAATGAACCCACACATGCGACGCTTCTCGTCCGCAACGAACGCCTCATACAAGGCAACCTCATCATCACGGCCTTCAAAGAACTTCTCCACAACATGCGTCAAACCTGGATTGTCATGCAGGCATGATTCGAGGCTGCCCTTCACTGCCAACGAAACGTTGCGGTACACCCCGTACAACTCTAGGGCCGCGTGCAAAGCGGTGCCGTAGGACGACGAGGCTTCACCTTTCTTTGCCCACATGGCGCGGATATCCTCAGCGGTAACCTTGCCTCCGGTCTTGTCAGCCATCTTCTGAGAGATAAGTTCAGCCGGGAACTCAGCCTTGTACATGCTGCAAAACTTCGACCCCGACAACCATTTCCCATCACCGTAAAGATGAGAACGTTTATCGAACGAGACCTTAGTCCCCGATGCTACACAGGTGTAGACCTTGCCCATCGGTCGATCTGCAGGCTGCTCGCCACGGACCTCCAGAGGCTTCTGTCCCACGCGGTCCCAGATGGCTTGGAGCTGCTTCAGCCCTAGTTCTACCGCAGCCTCGTGTGTATCGGCTTCTACGTCGAAACTGGGGGTTACGTTTGCGTACTGGGCTACCGGAATTGTGCCTGAAATGGTTAGTTTAGCCATAGAAGCTCCAATGATTTTGTTGTCAAAGTTCTATATATGCGGGGCGCGCGCGATTAGGTCAGCCTTCTGACACCGATTCCACAGACACTTCACCCAACATGTCGCCGACATCGGCAGAGAACAGGGATAACCATTCTTTCTGGTTGGCGGGATTTTGCAAAACCCAATCAATCAACCATTCGTCATCATCGGCGGGGAACAGTTTCTCGTCCAGTTCCAGTGTTGCGACGAGTCTCAGCAGTCTCATATTGCCCTCTCATTGCCCCGTAGACGGACTTTTAACGTCAAGCCGCTGCATTGCCCTTAAGCGTTCGATTTCGAGCTTGTAGGCGTCTCGTTCGTCGCAAACATCCGCATACAGCTCCGCCCAATCGTTAGCCGATGCGATCGCGTCAGCACGATCCGTCTCGGATTCGACAAGCGCAGCCAATAAGCGAGACGCGAGTTCAGCCCTGATATTAAATGCTGGAACATCTCCGACGCCAGGGACTTTATGTGTTAGCGCCGCGCGAACCTCTGCAATAAGACTCTCGGTCAAAGCACCGCCTTAATCTCAGCACCCTTAGCAGTCAACCCCACCTCATGCTCACGGTAATGGTGACCGCAAAAAAGCAATTCCCTACCACTGCGCAAGATTGCTTGCCACAAGGCTCGGGCACCGCACCTATCGCATCTCAAGGTCGGCCTCCGAAGGCTGAAACGCCACCACCCCACTATCTGAGTAGCCAATCCACCCCAGGTGGCCTGGTTGACGTTCTGTGTCAATATGCAGCACAGAGCCGTTACGGGGGTAAGCCTCAACCTTGGATAGAACGGAGCAAATCTGGTCCCACAAATCCACCGCTTTAGCGAGCGCTTCAAGTTCTTCTTTAGACAGGTCGCTAATCATTCAAAGTCTCCTCACGCAGCCTCCCAAAGCTCATCGAACGTGGGAAGCGGCTCCAGCGTGATATTGAATGCTCTCTCTTCGGTAAACATGAATCGAAAAATCTTGAGTCGCCGCCCCACGAGAAAGCGTCCGTACTGTATGGGTTGCCTAACCGCATGTCGTCAACTAGCCGATCAATCTCTTTTCGGAGTGATGCCTCCAGGCCATAAAGCTCGTTCATTGCAGTACCTCAATAAGGTCCTGAAGCTTAAAGACGATACAGCACAGAATGAGACTGATGATAGCCAGCGATGTAGTGATCATCGCAAGTTGAAATTCCATTATTCGTAACCCTCCGGGTACTTCCGCTGCCAATACCTATCCACAGACCAGTCATGCCAACGAGACACCCACGTATCACGATAATGACTCACATTGCGCGAATGAAACCCGAACGTCATAGGAAACAATTCCATCAAAACCGTCTCAAGTAAACAGACCGGCGAGAACGGTTTGCACGCCGAAATAGTCCACCAAGGCCCAGGCAAATCTAGCAGTCTGTCACGAAGCTTGCGCATGAGCCCTCCCCATAATCTCGGGCGAAGGTTTAGACATCCATGTGTACCGCTTCCCGTCAACGATCGACGGAGGAGCTAATACATATCCACCCTGGCCGCGATAATCGATCCCGCCAGGAGGGTTCTCATGTTTATCCATCCGCGCCTTATTTCCCGCGCCTGTGGGGAGAATGTAGAGATGCATTCCGCCATCCTCGCGGGTGGTAGAAACCTTTCCGTGAACATCGGGCAGGCTTCCTTCGTCGCTCCACATGGCGAGTGTCTTCACGCCGACGGGGCCATCCTGGTCGATAACGTCGAACGTGAGCCCGGTGCGGATGCCGATGTTGTAGTCCCGCGTGCTCCACCACTGTTTGATGAGATTGGGGTCGGAAGTCGCGTCATACAAGCCGTGCCCCAGCTGCCCGCACTCGCCCTGGCACCGTCCCTCCAATGGGTCACCCTTACGGTGGGCCGAGGGAATCGCAGGCAATTTCCCACCGACTGCGCAAGGGAATACCTTCCACCCAACGCTCGCGTACCACAAGGCGGCGGAACCCAGCGAGACCGCAGGTGCAGATTCGTTCAACTCGGATGCCAACTTGTCTGCTGCCTTATCGTCGCCGCGCTGTGCTGCATCCACGAACGCCCGAAGTTTGACCTCTTCATCTGTCTGTTTGCATGTGGGGTGAGTGAGTTGCCCCACCCATGTGACTTGCAGGATGTCGCCACACGTGGCGCATGTTGAAAACTGGCGCACGATCCTCCTCTATGAAAGTTTGTTGCGCGTGATTGTGGTGTGCGCGCCCCACCGACAGGTCAGAAGGGGGCAGCCGCCGTCAGGTCTGCACCGCCACCAAACGAGCCCGTAACCTGGCCCCACGGCGATTCGTCGCGCGGCTCCTGCGGCGCAACCTCATCCTGGGCCTTCAGCGACTCACTCAGATACGCCTGCAACTCCACATCCAGGTCCGATGCCCGCTGCAACGTCTCCCCCGACACGTCCATGCGTTCAAACAGGGGCGAGTAATAGGTGGTCGCGCCCTTCTTCTGTTCCGCGAACCCCTTGATCACCACGCCGGGATCAGAGTCGATCCGGCGACCGTTCGTGAACTCGATCCACGCCGACAGGGACGAACCAACGAACGTGACAGTTCCGATGGCCAGTTCGTCGCCGTCCTTGTAGGCGATGTAGGCGATGTTGGCGAATTTTCCGCCGCGACCACGCACACGTTCCTTGATCGTGGCGTATAAACCTTCGGCGATAAGCCCCCCCTTGGAGCGGACACGCAGAATGTCGGATCGCAGGTCGCGGACCTCGTTCGCCCACACTCCTGACTGGGAATTATCATCCCAACCCCGGATAGAGGACGTGACATCGAGCACAGTGAATCTGAAGGGGGTTTCCACCTTCACTTCCTGCTTAGCGTCCTTATCGTAGTACGCGATTTCACCGGTCTGCCCCTTGAACCGGAAATGCTTCTTGACGGGACTGACGGTGGCGCGAGGGTTACTGAGACTCATTTTCTCGGTTTGCCTTTCTGGCTTGCAACAATCTGCAAAGTGTGCTTGATGTACTCATCGCGGGACAAAACAGTCCCGCACGATTGACAGTTGATAATGTCATTCCCCGCCCAGTTGCCCAAAGTTCTCTGTTCACACCCTGGGCAAGGGGCCAGGCGCGGCGACCAATGCCTAGTCAACCCAATAGCCTTATCGGCCTTCTCGTACAGTTTCCTGACGACGAAAGCCCAATAGAAACCATCCTGCATATTGACTAGATCGACAATGCGGGTTTTTTTGATGTGGCGGAGCGCCGCGCGAATCTCGCACTCCAAATCCACAATCTCCACCCTCAACGGGCAAGGCGGCGCATTCTTTGAGGACGACACCTTAGCCTCCCCTGACTCCCCGCCAATGCCGCCCTTCCACGCTGGCAGGACATGAAGAATTTTGGGCAGCTCATCCAACATTGACTGAATGTAGGAACAGCATTGGTGACAAAGGGTGTCGCGGGATACTAGTGCCGCGCCGTCGGGGGTTTTGGCTATGCAGCGCGGACCTGAACGGCAACGGAACTCTAACGGCAAAGCACTCCCCCCATCATTTTCGGTCTGTCGCGAATGGTGCCCCTTCGAGGCGATGCTTGCCGATATAATCGGGTTCCCCCACTACCCTGTCGAGAATGTGGATAGGACCATCGCCCAGGCGGTAGATAGCGCCGCACCCCACAAACACCCTGCCCTCAAATGGCGGGCTTAGCAGGCCATCGTCAGAATGTTTCACATCCACCCCTCCAGCTTTTTTAGGACCCAGCCGCTAGCGGAATGAACAGCAGCGGTAACTATCAACACGGGAAGCAGCAGAAGTCGCATTAACCACGCCCCTAATACGAATACGGTTTATCAGGAATATCCTGATAACAATTCGGGGCGATCTCCCGCAACCGCTTCAACAACTCCCCCGCCAACCCACGAATCTCGGCGTCCGCCGCCTCGTGCCAGCGGGCCTTGATCACGTACCGCCACGCCCGGTGGTTACCGGTGACGACCATCGGACTATCGGTCATGTTGGGCAGGACGGAGCGAGCGGCTTCTCGCGCTTGCTTGCGCGACTTGCCCTGCCGCGTCAGATACTCAACAATTTCGTTGTAGAACCTCAGCGCGTCTTGGTAGTAATCACACATCCGATCCGAGAGGTCGAAGTCCGGGTCTACCTCATCGTTGTTGATGCCAGGCGGTATGTTGCACAGCAGGCTATTCGCGTCCACATACCGTTGACTCACAACCGAGAACGACAGGTGGCGGTGTCGCTCTAGCTCGGTCAGCACCGACCGGCTGGCCTCGATGTAGAACGTAGCCGAGGCGTGCTCAAGCACAGACTCGTGGCTTACATCGAGGATGTGCTTCAGATAGTCAGCATTCTCCCGTGTGGCGGGATTGGGCCGGTCGAACGAGCGGTAGCAGTTGCGGCCAGCGAATTCCGATAGCTCATCCGCATCATAATCGCCGAAAACATCATCACCATCATCGTGGAAATCGGCAGGCCGATAACCAATACCCTTGAGCGCGCCAACATCAATTTGTGTCGCAGCGATCAGCGCAACCTTCAAACCCTCAATCCCCTCTCTAGTTATCGGTCAGTCCATGGGGGGTCGGCCAGGAAGCAGTAAGACCCTCTACAGCTCTCACTAGCCCGTTACCGGTCTCTCGACCCCCACGCTCAACTACTGAATCGTGCAGGAATCCGTGGTGCAATAAACCTCACCCACAGCATCCTCTGGCGAGTTATACAACTCGGCCAAATCAACACGCCTCAACCCAGCAGACAACGCCTCATACTCAGCCTCAGTGATCCGCGTATACGGCTGCTGCTCATACACCTCATTGCCCATAGGCAGGAACGAAACAGCTTTCAACTGCCCCTCGTACATGCTCAGCACCTGACCAACAGCATCGCTCTCAGTATCAGGATTGAACGAGACAGTCACCGAAACACCATTATCGGACCAGTATTTTTGGGCCTCCGCCGCAAGATGAATCTTCTCAAAAATCGAGACATCCCCCTCCGCACGCTTCACGCTCGACCGCAGCGGGAAAAACACCACCTTCGTGTTCGGAGAATAAACATCATCCTCAACCTTGTATCCCGCCTTTTCGAGCAGCCGCCAAGTATTGTCATGAGCACCAAACCTGATAGCCCGAACGAAAAACTCGCCACCAGGAGGCCAATGCACACCAGGCGAAGCACCCGACAACAACGACACCGAACCCGAAGGCTTCACCGTCGTCTTACGAATCGACTCACGAATGCCCAACCACTCAGAATACGTCGTATCCCAGTGAGACACCCGCTTGTAACCCTCATCGGCCCACGCCCGATACTCGGCCAGACTGTGTTCTTCCACAAACCCTGCCACACCAGTCGTAGAAAGCCCGATACGGCGATTGCGAAGCATCACCGCGTTCGTCTTCTCCCACGGCGTGGTCAAGAGTGTGACAGCCTTCCCGTAGAGGTAAGCGAACTTGAGGGTACGCAGAAAATCCTCTTTAGACTCCGCGCGGTTCAAATGCGCCTCCACAAGACAGCAGTTTTCGTATGACTCCAACGGCTGTTCGACGCACGGGTTGAACCCCGCAACTCGAGCGTCTTTATAATCCGGCGGATCAATCAAACGACCAAACTTGCGGGCAGTATCCAACCACACATACCCCGGCTCACCATTCATGGCCGTATTGGCAACAAACGGTGAATAATCCATACCCACGCTTGCGGAAATGGAGTTGTTCGACATGAACGCCCAGGGCCGCTCCGGGTAGACCTCACTGTTTTTCAGGTCCACAAAACCCTCGTCAGTGGGCAATCCCAATGCGAGTTCGGCGCTGCGCCGGGTGTTGCCCGCCACGACGAACGTGCCGATAATGTTCTGAATATCCACAATGGTTTTCGCTGACAGTGGAGACCCGGCATTCTCATCCAGCACCTTGCGGATGCGCTCATGCCCTTCACGCAAAGGCTCTGGTCCTGACGCGGTGCCGCCGAATGTTTTGATCGGAGCGCCGTGCGGGCGGATCAGGCTGTAATCAAACTCAACCCTGCCCTTGCCCGGTTTCAGGTAAGAGTTGATGAGCTTTCCGACCGAGATAGCCCAACCTTCACGAGTGTCGGGTATCTCGTAGGCATCTACCGTGTCGCTGGGCTGGAGCACGTCGAACTTGCCCGCGCCCAGAGTGTCGAACCCCACCCCGATGCCGAGCATCAGTGCCTCGGTGGTCCAAGCGAACGGATAGCCGGGATCGTGGCGTTCCATGTCCCCCGTGGACACCATCGCGCAGTTCTGCAAGCTGGCGGCGTTCTTTTGTTCCATGACGAGCGGTGTGCCCATCTGGAATAGTCCGCGCCCCGGCGGGGTCCACTTGAAATGGAACATACGGTCGTAGGCTTCTTGGGCGGATGATCGCGCCTTGTTTCCGTTCCATTCGAGCCTGTGTGCGAGGCAGTGGTCTTTTAGTAGGGAGTACATTCCGTTGATGACACGCTCGCAAACCTCCCACCAGCGTTCCTTTGACCCGTCCTCTTTTGCCCGCGAATAGGTGCGGACAAAGGTAAGTTCTCCGATGGAGTTGCCTGCCGCGTCCGACCATCCCCAGTCGGGTTCAAGAGTTTTGTACGGTTCCAGGAAGTTGTCGGATAGACGGAACGAAAGCAATGAACTCTCTCCTATGTTTATTTGTCAATTAGCTAGTTGGGAATCCGCGCGAACCTATTCGCCACGCCAAATGTCAAGCACTCGCCTCGCCGGTGGGTTCTTGAGGTATTCGGCGATCCTCTCCACCGCCTCTTTAGAATCCCTAATGTAACCCAAATGGACATTGCAAGGACCGCACAAAATCCCGCGAACGCACCGACCGCAGCTAGTCGGGCCATCGCAGCAAGAATGATCATGGTCGACAGATAGGGCTTTTGTTCTGCCATTGGCTCTGCCACACCATCCGCACACCCCGCCTTGAATCTCAAGAATGGCGGCGTACTGCTCGGCAGTGATGGAATAAACCGATTCCCAGCGGCGAGCCCTGGCAGTCTGGCTGCGTTCTTTCTTCTTCGCCCGCCAGTGGGTGGCGCATCTGGGACCTGGATGGGGCGCGTCCCTGCCGGTCGTGATACCCGCTTCTATGCAGTCAATACATTCGCGTTTTTTATCACTCATATCGGCCTATAGCAGTCCTCTGGGCGCATCCTCACCCTGCAAGTACAACTGATGAACAATGTGCCTTTGTCTTTATGCGCGCGAAGCCAGATGGCGTAACAATCCGCGCACTTCAAGTCCTGCGGATCAGCGGCGTCACACGATGCGTGAACACTGATAAACACTGCGGGAGCCTGGTCAGGACAATCCCTCAACAGGGGGAAGATGTTCCCGCCGCACGGGATGTCATCAGAAAACTGTTCCCCCAACTCCGCAATGGGATCTACTAGAACATCTGTCATGATCTAGCTCCCCTTTCATTCCACGCCCCATCTGTGACCACAGTCAACGCACACCCGCGTAACGGAACCGTCCTCATCGACCGGCCGCTTGGGTGGCGGAATTGCTGGCATCCGCTTCACTACATCCCCCGCCCAATTCCGGACCAGACACTCTTCAAACGGATCGTATTCGCGCATCGCGCGCTCATAATCGGCCCAATCCTGCTCTGTAGGGTGTCGCGGCGAATCCAACCAATGCACAGCTACACGCCCACATTTAGGACAATCCGCTATAGCAGTGAATTGCTCAACCATGACAACCTTTAGATGTAGTGGACCGCGCCGAACTCATCCAACAACGCAAACCGAGAACGGTAAAGAATGGGAACCTCCGCAGGATTCTTCCCCTGCCGAACAAGCCACCCATTCTCTAGAGCTTTAGCGCGGTAACTTTCGATGCGCGCATGATCCTCGAAACAGACAGCAAAAGCGTTAGCCGGTGTATTGGTTTGCGGATTTTTTGATCCGCCTGCCCCGCGCGCCCTCCGATGATGCAGGTTCTCTACACTGTTGGCCCCGCACAACTCGCAGACGAAATCCGCTCTCTCAAGGATGATGTTTCGGGTAGTGGCAGAAAACCCCGTCAACGACGGGCTCCGTAACTATTCTCCCGCATCGCCAGGTCAAGCAGAATCCAGAGAATGACCGCGCCCAGAATAAACAGGCGAATCTGATTGTCGAAACTCATGCGCCGATCCGTCCCGCCAACTGCTGCTCGGCGATCACAAGTTTAGTTTCCGACTGAATAGCCGACAGCTCCGCCTCAAGGTCAGATTTCTTTTCCCGCGCGAACTGTAAAGCCTTCTCCGCTACCGTCATGGCCTCGTACAGTTCCCAATGCTCAATCTGCGCCCTATTCTCCCGATCCTCCCTACTCCCCTGACCGGCGATGCTGATCTGGAAAGTTTTAGAGGCCTTCAGATAGGCGTTCTTTTTCTCCACGAAATCGTCCCGCAACTCATTGATCACATAGGTTGCTTTCCGCAGATAGTGCAGAACCCACTGCATACGATTAGTGATTTCCAGTGGTGTGCGCAGATCGTCTAGCGGGGTGAAAACTTCATCCATTGCGCTCCAAGTCAGATATCGGCAACCGTGTAATGCGTCTCAAAAAACAACCACGGACGATTACATCCATCGCACACGGTCTTGTGTCTACCGTTATCGAAACGCTTCTTCACGGCCGCCAAATGATAGAAACACAACCCGTGAAAGTCATGGTCAGAACATCCCTTAGCCATAACATCGGCAGTATCCCTACAGCCCGGTTCCTCGCACTGAATACTGAACTCGAAGTCGCTAAGATCCACCACTTCAATCAGTGGGGCAGTCATGACTCCCACACCTTCCCGCAGATAGCGTACTTCCGCGCCAACTCCATTGCCTCAAGCTGAGTATCCGCCGAATCCCACGGAGAACCATACGGGTAATCAGGGTCATAAACGCCCCACTCCAACCCTCGATAGGAGGGCCATCGCTTAACAAGCCACCTACGCATCAATACTCCAATAAATCGTGTCACCCGGCTCAACAGCCTCACCAAGCCACGACCAGATATGGTGGAAATAAGACGAAGACTGTTCACCCTCGCCTGCCTGAACGCGGTATCGGGCGCTCTTGCGGTCATAGAAAATCTCGTACCTCACCAAACCTCCTCAAGAGCGCCGATAGCCTCGGGCGGGAAAATCACCCGGCCCCTCGGACCGTCAGGGGATGAGAACGGCGCAAGGTCGAACCCGTAGAAATCCAGAGCCTCGATGCTGCCCTTGAGGAAATCAACCGCATCCTCCAGGAAAGAGAACATCAGATACGCCGAGCCCGGTCCGCCCTGGCACGAGGCGTCGGTCTGCATGTCCCGCGCCCACAGGCGACGCAACAGCCCAGCGATACCCTCATCGACCAGAACGCCCTGCACCTCGACCTGGCGGTGCTTCGGACTTTCCACTAGTCGACCTCCATGTTCAGGTGGCCGTTAACCAATTCGTCAAAGATTGCGTACCGCCGCGCAACCTCCATCGCGCAAGCGTGGTCCGCCTCAGAATCCAGAGGCCAAGTACGGCCTGGCTCGTAAATACCCCACACGCCATTCCACCTGCGGACGCTCCACTTATTCATCGCTCAGCACAATCTCGAAATAAGCAGAGTCGCGAACCTGGTCATACACGAATGAACCGCTAAGCGACTTGCCCCGCCAATCAACACAATCTTCGGTGGTGCGCAGCTCCACACCCCAATCGGCAAGAGACCTGATCACATCACCAACCTCGCCGACAGGAACATCCGCAAGGAACGCGCTAGAAGCATCGTCTTCATGCCTGATACGTACTTCAGTCATTTATCCAACCAATACTGCTATACCGACAAGCGCGGCGATGAACACGGAAACAATCAAAGGAACGCCGACACACAAAGAACCCGCGCCGACCATCAGGCCAATAGCGGCAGAACCGTAAGCGCTCATGACACCAATGCTCGTTTCAAGTTCTCGTCAATACTGTCACAACCGGCAACGAAACTGGCCTTCAAAAACATGTCCGAAGTGCTGTTTCCCAGCGCTGCCATGATGTCCGACTTGAGGCTTTGAACATCCGCCAGAGCCTCACGGATGAACGAATCTTTAGTCACTAGAAGTCCTTAAGTTTGCATGCGCCGAAACAGGCCAACGCGGCGATCACAACGAACACGATAAGTTCAATCATTCAATCCCCTAATGCGGAAAGGACGGCCCCAGCAACCCTGCGCCACCTTTGTTTGTCGGTGACCGAGCGCCAAGACCGTCCATAACCGTCTTGATGTGAAGTTAGATAAATCAATTCCGCCAGAAACTCAACGCGACTTGGTGACCCGGACCTGTCGTTGGCGTGGCAACAAATGTCCACTGCTACCCCAATCAGAATTCCCGATGTGCACGCCCGCCGAGCGGGACAGCTCCCGCAGAGCGGGGCGAAGGTGCTCAACCGTCCGCGCATTCAATGACTGCGGCAGCTCGCGAAGCTCCGCGCGGCTAGGAGGCTCAGCATCCGCCAGCGCCCTATAGGCTGCAATAAGAACCTTCTGGTAAGGATCGAACATAGACAGCATGAAACCTCCCGATTTTTCAAGGGGCAAGAGAATCGCGAAGAGGTTCCGTCATTCAGCCTGAAGCTGACCGGCTCGATACCCTTCGCGATTCGTGCGCACACAGGAGTTGAACCTGACAGAAGTGCCGGACCATCCCGGCTGTGCGCTTGCAGTTCTCCCTCACCCCGCAAAGGGGGTGGTCAAGGCGAAAAATATCGCCCATACCATCTGCAATAGTTTTTGGGTAAGAAAGGTTTAATCCTCCCGCGAAAAGCGGGGTCTACGCGCCGAAAGGGGCTAACGACCAGGAGTAATCCTGATGGGCAACCCTGAAATAAGGGTTCCTGTGACCAGTCTTACCCGTTCACTTGAATATTTTGTAACCCACCCGCGCCGATCTGCCGTTACTGCGGCCTACGCATACCCTGGGAGTGAGTCTGTATATGTTTGATTTGTTGGCGACTATGCGCCGGATGTTTCAAGTCTTTGTTTGCTCTAGCCTGTTTGGCGAGCTGTGAAACTAGCTTACCACGCGGTTATGCGGGTTGTTGGATATTCGCGTTCTTTTCTACTTTGTGGTGCGCTTTCCTGCACCTATCGCCACAGAAGCGCATGCCAACACGTGTAGGAATGAACGCTGAATCGCACCAGTCGCAGAACGCGGGGCCTAGGAGCTGGCGATGCCCGATCCGCGCCGAATACCTCTCCCCCTCGCTATAGCAGCCCCAAATGCCAGTCAGATCGGGGTTGACCATGGCGTATGACAAGCATTCCTGCCACACGGGGCAGATGGCGCATATTGCCTTAGCTTCAGCCTGCGCGGCGTCATCTTCATCGTCGTGAAAGATGTCCGGCTTGTCGATGCCGACGCACGCCCCTTCGGCCTGCCATGACGTTCTCGTCACCGCAAACATGCATTACCTCGTTTCTGTTTCAATAGTGCGCGGCGCTTTCTTACCGCATCGGAAGACCGGCCCAGCTTTAAGGCAACGTCCCGCACCGATCCGTCCCAAATCTGCGCATCCTCATCCGCAGTCCATGGGCCTGACACGCGCCCCGGTATAGAGCGTTCCCTACGGCGATGGTTATCCGCCTCTTTACATGGCTCGCAGATGGGGATGTTGAGTCGGTAATGCTTACGGGCCTGGGCGGGTGTTCCGCATGCTGCCCAGTCGAAGTAGGGTCGCGGTCCACTGCGGGGCGGGCCGTACAAATAAGTTCCCCGTACCTTGCGCCCGCGATGCATCGCGCACATACCTTTCGCGATCCGGGGTCGGTCGCATCCTTCTACCCTGCAGTAGTCTTCATGATTTACATTGTTTAATCGGTGCGCGCCTTCAAAGAGGCTCATTACGCTGCCATCTCCTGAATGCCGGAAAGGAAAAGATCGATAGAATCAATCGCCCGATTAGCCTGACCATGATCCAACAAATCAAAACCGTGGACAGCGCCCGCAACCTCGTGGTACCACACCGGCACACCAGCATCGTCCAGTCGGTTATAGAACAATCTCGCCCCAGACACCGGGGTGATCAAATCCCTATCCCCATGCAGGATGAGAAACGGCGGCGCAGAATCCGTCACGTGATGAATCGGAGACGCCTCCCGCAACGCCTGCTTGTCACGGCTCGCCACCACCGTCTCCACGAAGCGATTGATCAACCAATGATCAAGACGAGAAGAAGTCCAGTCGTAAACGCCATAGAGTGAAACCACCGCGTCGGGGGTTCGGGCATGAGTCAGGCCCAGCAGTGATGCCATGTGTGCCCCGGCCGACGCCCCCGACACCGCCAGCACGGGGCCAGCGCCATATGTCCAGCGATGGTCAGCGATCCACTCGTAGGCGAGCCGAACATCCTCAAACGGGGCAGGCCACCGGTCCTTTGGGGCGGTCCGGTAGTCGATGGACGCGCATATCCACCCCTGATCCACCAGGCGAGACATCAATCCGTAGCCCTGAAACTTTCGGGAACCGATCACCCAAGCCCCGCCCGGCACGAACATCAGCACTGGCGCGCCATCGGGGTTGTCGGGGAGAAACACGTCAAGTTTCCGACCGGGCGCGTACTCCACCGTCTCATCGGGGACAAACCCCAAGTTCGACAGGAACGGGTTGACAAGATTCTTAGTCACCGGTCACCCCTCGACCCTGAGCGGTTTCTCTTGCCGCTCTCGGGACGTTTGGTGGGCTGCGGCGCAGAGCATGGCGACTCCTTCACGAGTAGGTAAGACGGAACCCTGAACCGGACGGCGATGGCCTCAACCAACCGTTCCGTTGCTCTGCCTGACCAATTCGTCCCAAACGCCCGATAGAGCGTGGCGCGACTGATCGGTATCGCCTTTGCCAAGTCCGCAGGACTGTGGATCCCGTTGTGTTGCATGATTTTCGAGACGTTTTCCGTTGACCACCTGGGGTCGTCGATGAACTGTGGCACGTGCCCAAGATTAGCACCACCTATCCACTTTTGTGGAGACTAAACCTCAAAATGAGACGAATCTGCCCGTTGCCAAGTCAATATCCGCAGGTCGGAACACTTGTGCTTGAACAAAACATGAGACTAAGATTCGGGACATGGCACGCACAGACCGCGAGACCGGATACGAACTGCAGAAGTTCCTTGTCATTGAAGTGTTCAAGGGCGAACTGCAGGTCAAGGACATTCAAGCCGCACTAGGACGGTTCAATCAGTCCTACTACCTCCGCGCAGCCAAAGACGACTACCCCAGCGCCGATGAGATCGATCTCATCGCTGAAGGGTTGGACCTCGAAAGCGTCGGCATGACCGCAGGAGAGTTGAAGCTCCGGTTCGGGCTGGTCAACGAGGACCAGGTGCGCGAAATGGAGGAATACCTCCGGCAATCCCACCCTACGAGGCTCGCCACGAGGAAGGGGGCCCGACGGGGTGCGCAAGCTGACCTGAAGTCAGAGCGGCGAACCAACATGGCCCGCAACTCGCCACTGTAGTCTGGCGATCTTGTTTTTCTAAGATTATGGTTAGACCGACTCCGTGCATGAACGGTCCCTTTTCGTAGAAAACCAACCGCCAATGGCTCTAACCGCGCTGCTCGTCGCCACCCTCATCTGCATCACCTGGTCGCTCTGGATACGCCGCCTCACCTGGGGATGCAGATGGGAGGTAGCAGCCACACTCAACATCGCACTACAAGGCGGGGCAGTCATCCTCATGTCCCCCGCCGCATCGCAAACCATCGGGCACTGGCTACACCGATGCACCGGTGAATGGAACCTAGAGGACTACATCGGCCACGACCTCTACATCGTCGCCGCCTCGGCAGTCGTATACAACGCCCTCGGTAGACTCGACCCAGAAGAACGCTTGCAACAAAACTTCAAACAGTATGTGGAACGGCCAGCCACCATCTGCATCCCACTATTGCTGGCACTGTTCTCAATCGGCAACGGCGTCAAAATCTACATGCCCGACTTCTTCGACGTGCCCACTGACCTCTGGCTCAACATGTACTGGCTGCTGCTGTGCGGAATCCTCACCTACCTGCTCGGATATGGGATACGTGCCCTGTCCATCCTGCGTGAAGACCCCCGGTCCCGCCGTATCGCCAACATTTACCTGCTCGCATGCTGGTGCGGGATCATGGCCTGCATCGTCCGGGTTGTGACAGCGTTCGCGCCACCCCTACAGGACATCGACTGGACCACCAATTTCGTGTGGGGCTTCGCCTGCCTGTGTGGTGCGGGGTTCGCGCTGACATCCGCCCACTCGTGGATGCAGAAGATGCGCGGATTCCAAAAACTACTCCACGGCGTCAAAGCGTGACATATGTGTCAACACCTGCAATAGTGGTACGGGTAATCCCCAACCAGTAGGGACATCATGGCGTACAAAAAGCCCACCACCATCAAACACCTGGGGGAATCCCCTCACGACAAGTACACGCGGATACCGAACGGGTTCATCCGTGACACCGACGTGTCCGCGAACGGGTTCCGCGTCGGAACATACCTGTTGTCGTTGTCGGATGGTTGGGAGGTTAATCAGCGCAGCATCGCCACCGCGACGGGAATGTCGCGCGCCACAGTCGCCAGCGGGATACGGAATCTTGTCGAGACGGGATGGCTGCGGCAGGTCGAGTACCGGTCGGAGACGGGCCACGTGTACCGGCACGAGTATGTGATGCACCGGTCGCATCGTATGGCCTCAAAATCGAGCCATATGGAGGACGAGATTGCGCGCCACGAGGCCACCCATATGGCTCAAAATTCGAGCCATACATATGGCCTAAAATTCGAGCCGTCTCTAAAGGAACAAAGAGATACTGGCGTAGAAGCTACGCCAGGGTATGTCATGGATGGTTGTGGAGAGCTGGGTAGTGGGTCCGCTTCGGCTGACGCCGAGCGGGAAGCAGCGGAGGGTTTGGCGGTGCCTTTCGTGGGTGGCAGTGGGGAGTGGCCCGCCTGGAGCTGACCCCCGTGGCTCGCCGCCCCCTTGCCCGTCTTGGGTGAGGGGGCTTTTTTGTATGGTTTGGGATTTTCATATTTTTTTGAGGATGGGCATCCACTTTTGTGGAGTCGTGTGCTAGAGTCTGCATCAACGGCGGGGCCAGCGAACCGTTGAATACCCAGAAACAGAACGCCCCGCCGATCAACCCGCAAGGAGACGACATGCACCGCTTGACCGACATCAATAAGCCGAACGTCGTGTTCGTTGGTTTCGACGGCACGGTGTGGCGCACTCCGGGTAACGGCAATCCGCGCATCCGGTTGAACGATGGCAAGCGCAGTGTCAGCCATGGCGAGCTGTTCGACTAGGCGGGGCCTCGCCTGGTCAGGCTCGGCATGGTTAGGCAAGGCAAGGTGGAATCCCGCCCCGTCAAAAAAGGCGGGGCGGGATTCTAAACAGAAAAATGAATAAAACCACCCTAAACGCAACACAGAGCGATTAAAAACCCATGCCGGGTACAATCTATCCAGCAAACAATAAAAACCCGCCACAGGCGCAAATAGACCCCAATACGCACTATAGGAGTCCAACATGGAAGATGAGACAGTAACCATCGCAGAAGATGAGCCCTTGAAGGTTCCGCCACAGTTCCACGAGAGGTGGCGCGCGATTCTCACCTCAGCCCTGAGCGAATTCATGAAGTCGGACCGTAACTGGTCATGGAAAGGTTGGGGTATCTCCCGCCTCCGTAAAGCCAGACAGGAAATCCGAACCCCATGGTTCGCCATCGGGGTAGACAACTTCCGGCAAGTCACCAGCACGGGATTCTCCCGAGGGAGATGTCAAGAGCGTTGGCTTCGTGTCCCGTTGACCAAAAGGTGGCAGGTCACCTTTTCCACCGCAGGCAAGGACTATCTCACCCTCGTGGGCGGCCCAGAGTATCTGCGCAATCTGAACTGGATTCTTGACGAGTTTGATTCCAGCTTCAATGACCTCGCCATCGCCTCGCTGCGGTATCACCTGGACTACAGCGTGTGCGACAACGAGGACAATCGTGAACGCTACGAGGATGTGATCGCACGCCTATCCGAGGAATCGCCGACATTCACCGATGAAGAGATGGCGATACTTCAACCTCCAGGATGGTCGCCGAAAGACGACTTTGAATACGTTGACGGGCGGATGCTGCTTAAAAGGGCCAACTCGGCGCAGGAAGCCATCTATAAGGCTTTTCATCAACGCGAGGACGAGTACCGCGAGCGCATCCAGCAGGCTAGGCACGATTTCGTAGACCTCATGCCCATGCTTTGGAGCTGAGGATGAGCAGACTACTCCAGCGCCGAATGAAACTGAAGAAAGCACTATCCAGCATCGAACCGGCAACATGCTTCAACCCCGACAAAGCGCGCTACACCAGCCTCTACCAGGCTCGTAAATCCGCCCAGGTTCAGCACATGAGGCCGTATCGATGCGGCGCGCACTACCACCTAACCAGTGATACGAAACCACCCGCATAGATATGTGTTCACTTTTGTGGATACATGTACTACAATCAGCAGAGAAATCAACCACAAGAGGTACGAACGAGGAGAGGACCGATGGGCGAAATAAAGCTCGGCCCCCGCCGGTGGATAGCATGGAAACTCGTCCAGTTAGCCTACAGAATCTACGACGCGGAACGTTACGAACGGATCTATGTCAACGATCCGGACGGGAATCTTGTATTCGAGGCTGTCGTCATTGGGGATCTTTACGGGTGCGGAATCTCGTCGATTTTTAGGGATGGCGCGGAGCTTCCCGCCCGATCTGTCATTCACTGGGACGAAGATTACAGGCCAGACTGGCTAGAGGGAGACCTAGAAGCATGAGCAGCCATAAGTGGCGGGTCGGCAAATGGCCCTTAGGGGGATGCATGGACAAGCCGTGGTACGCGGTGGACCGTGGCGGATGGTTCGGGAAAGGTCTCCCAGGGCATTCGTTCAAAACCCACGGTGAGGCTATGGCGTATGTGGACAGGGTTGTAAAAGCTATCGAAGAGGCAAAATCATGAGTGTTGAGCAGGAAATCAAAGACGGTATCCGCCGACTCCTAGTCGAGAAGGGTCAGAAAGTCCTCATTGAAGAGTGGGGCGGCGTGAGCCCCTACGGTTGGACGGACTACGACGCATGGGAACACGCAGATGAATGCCATTGGGTCATTCCCGAGGGTGTCGTGGTCGAAGAGGTGTCGTACGACATGTTCGACGGGACGTTCACCAGCAACAAAAACGAGGTTGGGTTGAACGCCACAGGGTGCCGCTGCGCCTGCGGAAAATACACCGACGTGACATTGCGCTATGTTGGGGCGCTGGGTGAAGCTATCCGCAGCATCATCGGCTACGACCCGTCCAGTCAGGTGCGGTTATGACTTGGAATTATCGGGTAGTGAAAGAACACGCACAAAACACTCTCGGCGACATCTACCCCTTCTACGGAATCCGCGAAGTCTACTATGAAGAGAAGAGCGGACAGGCCACACTCGCCAGCGATAATCCCAATCTTGACTTTTGGGAAGATATTGATGATCTACGCAAAACGTGGGAGCTGATCGGCGGCGCGTTCGACAAACCCGTACTGACGATAAAGAATGGAAAGCTGGTAGAAGAATAATGAGTTGGACGCAGAAAGCCTTCTGCACGCGCTGTGGATCAAGCCTCTGGCATGTAGCGGCGGGTGTCTGGACCTGTCGCTGCGGAAAACCGATGACCGTTAGCGAAGCCGACTCTACGAAGGGAGCCTGATGAGTGATCCCGTGACCGAAGCTGTTCGACGAGCGATTGGGCCAGAAGTTGGTTTGATACTGCCGCCGCATTCGTCGTTCCATTATGCCGAAAACGCTGCCCGCGAGGCGCTGAAGCCGATACGGGAGTGGTCAGAACGGCATTCGGGCGAATGCTCCTGGATCGACGAACTTCTCGACGATCTCGCCCCGTTGATCTACACCATCGAGGAGATGAAATGACCGACGAAGTCGAGACTTACGAGGAATACACCGTTTACGTCGACGCTGGCAGGGCGCACGACGATTTCATCGAGTTCTGTAACCGACCTAATTCTGGCATCGAACTGTCGTGGAAGGATACTCACGATGCCTGACCCAGCGGTTAAGGCGGCAGAACGGGCATGGAGGAAGGCTCATCCCGAGGTGGCAATTACCAGAGGAGCGAACACGCCTCTCGCCACCCCTCGTGAGGTCGCCGCTGCCAGTGAAGCGCTGTATCCCATTCGGAATCTGGTTTCAAAGTTTGAACTAGACCCTATCGGCGGATGGTCTCTAGACGATTTTTTGGCCGAACTTTACCCACTCATCTACCCCGACGAGGAACTGTCATGACCACACCCACACCCGAAGAACTCCGCACCGCAGCCGACGTGCTGCGTCGCCTCGCCATCAGCAACGGCTGGAGCCAGGAAGCGTCGCGCACCCCGCGCGACCTCTCCATGCTTGCCGACCGCATCGAGCAGGAACAGGATGCGAAAGCCAAGCGGGGGAAACGTATCAACGAACTCGCCGAATCCGTGTGGATTGGCCGCGAGCTTTGGAATCGGGGCGACGGGAAGCATGGGACTTTTGACCCCCTCTGCCCTTCGACTCAATGGGCGCTCTATGTCGCCCACTATCTCCTCAACCGATTCCCCGCACTCGCAGAAGAGGGTGAGTCTTTGCGCTACAACGAGAACACCCTCACCAAGGTTGGTAGCGCGCTGCGTTCTTGCGGACTCGGGTTCCAGGAGGCCACCGATGCCATCGCCGCCATGCAGAACGCGGGCATCCTATTTCGGGAGCGCGCATGACCATCCACGACGGCATCACCGAAGTGCTCCGACGCGAGGGCTGGACATGTGAGTACCACGAGCCCGTCGGTCACGCGGGGGAATGCTCACAGTGCGATGGCTCCCACCGACGCACCGCCGACACCATTGTCGAAACCCTCGGCCTCACAGCCGAATACGCGGTCCAGTACGAGCGTGAACGCCCCGAGCGGATAGATGTTCAAGTCCAAACGGTGGAGCAGATAGTCAGCAGAGACGTTGCCCAGATCGCCGTCCAGAACGGCCTCCCCACGAGCGGGAGGGGGCACCGCGCCGTTACCCGCTACGTCACCAAGTGGGTGCCCGATGCCTAACGATAAAACCCAGCGCGAGGTGGTTGGCTCGGACGCCGCTGCAGAGTGCCCGAAGTGAGATTCGAACTCACACGTCCTTGCGGACACCGGATTTTGAGTCCGGCGCGTCTTCCGTTCCGCCATTCGGGCTGGCTTCAGAGAGCATACTATGTGCATACAGCCAGACTGCAACCCTCCTGTGGTTAACTTCAACAAATCTCTGAACTGCATCTATGTTCGCGCAGCAAAAAGCGCCCAATGGCTTTTGAATTTTTTTATCTGGCGTTTTCTACCTGCGGGAATAGTTCGATGAACGTCAAAAACCACTGTTCAGGTTAACTATTGTTGACTGTTGTTAAGTGGTGTGCGGCTGGGTGCAGCATACGGTTTGCATACGGATCACCGCCCGTCGGGCACCCACTTGGTGACGTAGCGGCTAGCGCTCCGCAGCCGCGTCTAGCGCATCGCGCACCCGCTCCAGGTCGTCGGACATCAGATGCCCGTACAGGTCCAGCGTCATCACCGCCGTAGCATGCCCCAGTAGGTTCTGGACAGCTTTGACGTTCGCCCCGGCCGAGATTGCCAGGGACGCGCAGGTGTGACGCAAGTCGTGCGGGGTGATGGATGGGAACACGGGGGTTGATGCTTTACCGTCTCGTTCAATCTCTAAAGCTCGTTGCGCCTCCGTGCGCTCTTGCATGACCCTCAGCGCCCCGTCAAACGCCCAACGGTACTCCCCGTGGGTAATGTGCCCAGACCTACCTGGAAACACGAGAGCGTGCGAATCAGACGGTATTTTGATGGCCTTCCACGCCACCATAGGCACAGGAACATGGCGGGCGCGGTGAGTCTTCGTCCCTTTCTCCACCCGACCCACCTTCGGGACCGAAGTCACAGCCCCATACACCAACACCTCCTGGTCGCCCAAATCCCTACCCCGCAGTGCGAAAGCTTCACTCACCCGCAACCCGCAATACCCCAACAAAAGGGTTAGCCCCTCGAATCTACCCATCTCGGCCGCGAAATCCTGTAGTTGGGCATGAGTCAAATACCTCTGACGTGTCGCCTTCTTCTTTGTCGGTAATACAATCCCCTCAGCGGGATTCTTCGCCAACCGATCAGTACGAACCGCATACTTTAACACCCCATTCATCACCTGATAGGCTTGGATAGTTCTAGACGCTGAAAAGCCACCCTCCCCCTTGGTGCGGTACTCCCCCGTCAAGGACAGGTCGTTTATCCACCGTTGAAGGTCGACATGCTGAATCGCCTTCAGTGAGACACCCCCCCACTTGGGTAGGACAATGGAGTCCAGGAGGTTCCTGTACCCGTATCGGGTCATCTCTTCCCGGTGAGCTTTGGTGGCGAACCACTCTTCGGCGACAGTGGCGAACGTTTCCTTACTCGCCTCGGGAGCTATCCATGTTCCCTCGCCTATCTTGGTGGCGTTGTCCTGCGCCCACTTCTCTGCGATCCGCTTCGTCGGGAACTTCTTCGTCCGCTGCTTCCCCGAGGTGTCGATGTACCACGCCCGCCAGCGGCTACCAGACCCTGAAGGGTGCTCTTTAGACGATCCCGGTGTGGCGAGGTTGGTGGGGGTGCCGTCGTCCCGATACCACATGTCCGCTACACCGTGACGTCCAGGTGTTCTGTTCTGCATACGGTCATCGTACGCAAAGATACCGTTTCGCGGCGCGCTGACCTGCAAAGATCGATCCTCAACAGTGGATAGATATCCATCTTCATAGCGACATATCCATATTTCAGGACATGTGTGCTACGATAGGTTTCATCATCTTCACGTAGGAGCACTGCATGACACTTACTAAACCGACGTTGATGACGCTGGATGAAATCGCCGAAGAGCACGGCATCCCCCTAGCCACCATCCGTTACTGGCGGCAGGTCAATGAAGCACCGTTCAGGCTTGCCAGGATCGGCAGGCGGGTAATGGCGCGGCGTAGCGATGTTGACGCGTGGCTGGCGAGCCAGTTCGCAGAGGAGAACGAATGAGCATCCGCGCCCGATACATCGAAGCGCTAGAGAGTGCGCTGCTTGAGGTTTACCTCACGCCTCATAGTCGAAGCGCTGCGGCCGTCGCACCGCGTCTAGCCGATGTTCTCCTGGCGTTGGACGGACTCGCGGTCGTGGAACTGCCTGAACGCCCGTCCGAGTACTGGGGACCGAACAGTGAACCGCAGTGGAATCACTACCCGTTCACCAGGGTCAATGGTCGCGAGGTCGAAGTCGGTGCGCGGTGCGAACATGTATACCGCATCAATCCGCACGAGGCACGCATCCATGCCGCTGACCTCCTAGAGGCCGCGAATCTCGCTGAGAACGGGGCCGAATCGTGAGCGACCGTATTGAGTCTATTGTGATTGACGCGCTGAATGCGTACTTCAAGCCAACCATCTCTGACGAGGGGTCCGCGATGATTGCGCGGTCAATCCTCGCCGCGCTCAAGGACAACCGTATCGCCCTGGTCGAGCTGCCGGAAGCTAAAGAGAATTGGGACGGGTCTATGACGGTATGGCCTGTAACGCAATCGTGGAGAGGGGAGCCGTACAGGGACGGCGAAGTCAACATCCGGCCTTCTGACGGGAAGATCGTCGGCAACGGGGTGTCCAATCCGTGTGATTCGCCGTCTGATGCACGCTCTTACGCCGCTGCACTCTTGGCTGCTGCCGCTGCCGCTGAACGGGGCGACAGCCATGAGTGACTACGTGATCGGCGCGCTCGCGGCTGCGGGGATCTGGCTGGCGGTATCCCTCGTCCTGGCGGCATCGGCTTGGCTGTTGCGCTTCACCTTTGAGCACGGGGATGGCATGTTCAAGCTCCGTCGCCGCAATGCACATCTCGACCTGAACAGAGCATCAATGGCCGCGATGGTTTACACGGGGTGGTCGGTACGTCCACTGTGGCTCGCGGGTTTCGGCGTCATCATCTACCGCCAGCCGCCCGACCATGCGCTGTACGGCGAGACGGAATACGCAAATGTGCGTCAGGCGATTCTCGCTGCTGCTGAACGGGGCGACCGATGAGCTGGACACAGAGTGTCTTCTGTACGCGCTGCGGTCAACACTTCTGGCACGTGAAAGCGGGCGTATGGACCTGCCGATGCGGAAAGTCTATGACCGTTAGCGAAGCCGACTCCATGAAAGGCGACCAATGAGTGACATCGTTGACCGGGCGCGGGAACTACTCGCAGGCATCGACCCCTACCGACCTTGGGATGTCGAGCCCCTGCCACAGGGGTGGGGGGTGTACGCCGCCGACTCACAGAAGGCGCTATGCCGTTCGCCCAGAGAGGCCGAGTTCATCGCTGCCGCGCCGGAACTGGTCAGTGAACTGCTGGCCGAGAACGAGCGCCTGCGGGCCGAGCTGGACGAGTTAAAAGAAGCGCATCGTCTTCACGTCCGCGACAAAAGCGCCAGCCGCATCTGGAGTGAGGCGGTCGACGAGGCGCGCGAAGAGAGCGTGGACCGTGAGCGGCGAATGTTCCGCATTCGCAAGTTGCTGAGAAAGACTGACCGATGAGTGATGTTGCCTACCGGGCACGCGAACTGCTTGAGCGAGTCAGCTCTGACCCGAGGCTGCTGCACATCGAAGACGCCGCCGAGGTCGTGCAGGTAATAGCCGACACGGCAGAAGAGATCGATCGGTTGCGGGCCGGTGGCCCCTGGGTCGAGCACGTCGAACGCCAGCGCGCCATGAAGCGGGAACGTGACGGCGACTGCATCTGCGACACCAACCCGGAAACGACGAACGGACCCGAAGAAACCTGCCCTTGGCACGGGCGGGAGTACCGCTACTGGGTCGACGTCGTGGCCCGCCAGGCCGACGAAATCGACCGCCTACACGCTCTACTGCGAATAGCTGTCGGGTGCTGCGGCAAATGCCCCGAAATCGTCGGCGGCGGAATCGACTGCACATGCGCAGGAAACCCACGCTGCCCCAACAACAACGAGACTAACCATGGCTGACTATCCGACCTTGCGCGAGGTGGCGAGCAAAGCCCTCCACGCTGGAATGTTCGCACACAAGAGTGATTGCGAAGAGTGTTCGGCGAAGATGCTTGCCGACACCATCGCCGCCGAGTGGCACAAGTCCCGCACCATCGAGAACGCGGACGAGCTCGCCGAGCTCATCGACCGATACGGGCACGAGGTTGTTCTCCTGGATGCACACGGTGGGGCATGTCAGGGGTCCTATGACTTCGACCCCGACCAGTTCCCTGCCCGCGTGCTGCACCTGCCGGGGGTGGATGACTGATGGCGACGACAACATGGTGAGACGGTGTTGTGACTGCGCCTGCAATGAGCAGTGCCCCGGCAATCCAGACCCCGAGTACCTCGACCACTACTGCTGGCGGCATCACACGCACGACGGCGAGCATGAGTGCCCCTGCGGCAATGCGTGGCCCCAGGTGAACCCGACATAAGGCGAAATTGTGAACAATCGCGCGGCATTCACCCAACCCGTCAGCGGACCAATATTGTGCGACATGTTCACCATCAAGATGGATGATGGATGGTACCTGGTCAGGAGAACTCCCAATGAGTGCCACTGTGAACCGATAGATGGATGGCATGTGTTGAAGTGGCGACTGTGGGTTAATCTCCGCGCGATCTGGCGCGGCATGGGAACAGCAGGCTTCTAGGGGAAACATGGGGATGTACACGGAGGCGTGCTTCAGGGTCAACGTCAGGAGCGGACCAGTAACAAACTGGCTGGACGAGAACATCAACGGTGAAGGATGGTTCCAGACACCGTTCGATGACCACGAGTTTTTCACCCTCCCCCGCTGGGAGTCGGTATTCATCGGCGGCGGGGCTGTCTACCAGGAAAGCCGTAAACCCGTCTTCCGTCGAAAGAACCCTGACAACTGGTCGCCGCCGTATCATAACGAGCTGGTCATCGCGTCATCGCTCAAAAACTACAGTAGCGAAGTCGAAGCGTTCACCCAGTGGATAGAACCACACCTGGACATGCATGTGGGAGACTTTCTCGGATACGAGCTGTATGAGGATTCATGCGACGACGAAGACCTCTACCGTGAGCATCCTGTGCTCTACTTCCATAAGCGACAGCCAGTGCGAGCATAGTTAAGCGGACTCCTTAACAATGAAAGAATGAAGCAATGAACGTCATCACGCTCGTCACGCCACTCACCCTGCACGGGCCGAAAACCGCCAGAGATCCCAGATGCGAACACTGCCGCTACGGTACCCACATCTGCCACGGCTGCGGAGAGTGGCTGTATCACGGCACCCAAGTATGCGGGCAATGTCAACAAAACCTAGACATGAACAGGCCGTGACCAGCGGTTTCGACAAATAAACTTCCCCGATCATTGACTAGTTGACATCCCATCGCAATGTCTCTATCTTTGTCTTATCGGACATTCCCGAAAAGCAAAGGAGAAAGCCAAATGGCACTGAAGACGACACTTGTCGATGACATCACAGGGGACGAAGGGGCGGAAACCCGCGAGTTCATGTTTGACGGGATCCACTACAAAATCGACCTCGTAGAAAAAACGATGGGCGAGTTCCGCGAAGCCATCGCCGGATTCATCGAATCCGCCACAGTCGTACAGGACAAGCGTCCACGACGGGTAGCCACCGTACACAAGGCCCCAGCAGAGAAAGCACTACAGAACAACGCCATCCGAGAATGGGCGAAACGGAAAGGCATCGCCGTCAAGGATCGCGGGCGGATACCAGCAGACATCGTTGACCGCTTCGAGGCCGAGTTTGCGGAAGTGAGCGCGTGACCCATGAGCATCAACAAGTTCGTTCGCCACCGCATGGGCTTCCCGATTATGCGCAAGATCGCTATGGCAGGGGCTGTGGTGGTGAACGCCGCGACAGCCGCATATATTCAGACACAGACTGTGGTCGAAGCGATAGAGGACGACTACATCTCACCAGGCCTATATATTTGAGAGGGACATGAACATGGTTTGAGAATCCAGGAATATCCTGCGCGAAGATCAGGCCAAAGGCTGAAGAGGAACCTGTTTACGGAATGTATGACAGAACGAGAAATTATCCACACACGAACGGAGAAATGCGGGTGAAGATCGCATGACCTACGAGCAAGGTGAGCTGTTCTTGGAGCTGATGCACCGAGACTTGCGGGACGAGTACGGAGATACGTTGTCCGAGACGCTCATCGACAGGATCGCGGAGACGATATGGATGACTGTTCTCAAGGTAACAACCTGACGCAACGCAAGCTTATCGGAAAACCGAGAGGATGGCATGGACAGACTAGGCGAGTTGGGCACGGCGAGAGGCCACGCGCAGCGAGACGTTGACCGAGCCAAGAAGGAGTTGGCGCGAGCCGAGGCCGAATACGCGGCGCGCGACATCGCCTACCGGCGATTCATTTCCACGCTTACGAACGGTGAGCACGTCCTGCGCGACCAGCGCGAGGACTGGAACGGCGGCTGGATTCAGTCGTGCGCCTGCGATCCTGAGCGATACATGACCGACGCCGAATGGCTGGTGCACGTGGGAGCCTAGGCCCTGTAGCCCGACAGAAGGCGGCGGCATTATCGGCATGGAGGAACACGTGTGGTGCAAGCACTGCGGACCAGATTTTCCGTTACGGATCGAGTGGCGCGAGGAGCTTGAGTGCAAGCCTATCGGCAGTTTTTCGCTGGCCGGGGCGCAGGCCAAGTTCAGCGCTGTCAAGCGCGAATGGCCCTATGCCGTTTGCGACAACTGCAAGCGTGAGAGTCGCGGCAACCCAGCATAGGGCGGAGACTATGGACAAAAGGTGTCGCAAATGCGGCGCGAAAGGATTCTACCGCAACTACTGCGGGTGGGTCTGCTACGAGCACTGGCTGGACATGTACGTCCGGACTAGAGGCTGATGCAACACGGACACCTGTACGAGCCGTACCGCACCAGCCTGGCGTAAGGCGAACTAATCAGAAACGCAAAAAGCGCCCCGCCTAGCCATCGGCCAAACGGGGCGAAAACAAAAAAGCCGCCCAAGGCGCTCAATTCCAGCCGGGGAATAACTGGAAGAGCAGCCCTGGGCGGCAGTCTTTGTAGCTGAAGGTTCAGCTAACAGTTTCAAGCTCCTTTTCTAAGCTGCTTATCGGCAGCTATTCGTTCATCAATCTCACGCTCCAAGCGACCCTCAAAACGGTCCAGGCGGCGATCCACAGACTGAAACCCTTCGATCATGATCGACTCGATACGGTCGATCTGGTCACGAAGATTATCCTTGTCCTTGTGAGAGTTGACAGCTTGGTCATGGATTTCGTTCACTTTGCGTCGCTGGAGCCATACGGGGATGGCCGCAACCCCGATCATAGACAGCGCCATGATCAAGTATGCGATAAGGTCCAGCCACGAGTCAGCGTTGAGCGGTGCGTTCACGTTCAGATCACCGGTAGCCGCTTGCGCGGCACTCTAGCGGGCTCTGTGAGCGATTCTGACGGGCTTTTAGGCTCGTCACGGGTGATTGTACCGGGAGTGTGATTAGGCACCCCAAAAACGCCCAGAGCGGTCGCTACAGACACCACCACCGTAGCCCAGTTTGCCACCTGGGGCGGCAACACGTCACCCATCGCCAACAATTGGCTAGCGACAGACGCGGCACCGCCTACGGCAGCGGCGATGAACTTGCGAACTTCCCTTACTTCATATCCGAAGATTTTCATGCCACCCCCCTCTCTCGAATGTTTGCGCCCAGCTCGATCAGATAGTCGGCGGCGGGCATTACGTTGTATGTCCAGTGAGGGGCCGAAGACCCCTGCCCCAGGAATGTCAACCCATTCCAGATCGCTTGAACGAGCGGCAGCACCTGAGACAGGGGCTTGATGAACAGTTCGGCGATCTCCTTGGCGAACGCCAAGAAGTCCCGACCATTGAAGTCCATCACCGCCTCGAAGATCATCGTCTCCAGCGCGCCGACCTCGGTCTCCTCTACCCATGGGACCTCCCCCACGGGCGCGGAGGCATACAGGTCGCCAGGATTAGCGACGCTCAAGATGACTCTGCGTCCCGTCACCGGATGCAGGCATTCCTCCGGGCGAAGGCAGTTCGGGCCAGCGATTCCGCCAGACACGTGCCCATTCACTTCGCCCGGAGGGGCGACACCCCCGAGTTCGTTTCCGTACGCAATACCCGGCGTACGAACCGGATCGCCGTACAGGATGATCGCCTCGATATCGTCGAGGCGGTGATGCAGCTCCCCGTTGGGGTTGAGGATGTCGTCCCGCCACACGTAGGCGAACGCGATAGCCGACTGGCTGTAGGCGGATAGAACAAGCCTGCCAGGCGTGGCGCGGATCATCGCCTTCAGGTTGTTTCGCAGAATGCCGATACTGGGACGCATGGGAAACACTGCGGCGGGATAGTTGATCCATCGCCACACCCACATGCCCTCAGCGCGGCGGTCCAGCTCCCGAGCTAAATCTGCACTAAACCCCGGTCCCGACCCGTCAGGGACGCCCGTGCCGTTTGCCGTAATGATCGTCCCGGCGGGTATGTAGAATTCGCCGTTGAGCATGGCGCGGATTTCCGGCCACAACCCGCTCACTCGAAGTCGGGCTTCCCCGCGTATCCCGCAGGCCAGGGGCGCAGCCGGGACGCCCTGTCACGGTATTCGGCGAGTTGTGCAGGATCGGTCTCGGCAATCATCTTCTCGATCGCCACGATGACGAAATCCTTCAGATCGTAAACGGTGCCGTCCGAGGCGACATACCGCCACGAGGTCTGCTCTGAAGCGCCGATGATGTGGTCTAGAGCTGATGGTGTGGATGCAACGGGATTCCCGTTGATGTCCCGCGCGAAAGGCTTGTTTTTCAGATTTCCGAGGACCGTGCGTGCGCGTACACGCACCCAAGCCCAAGGTCTAGGTGTGCCATCGGCCTGGACTCCGTCGATTTGGTTTTTGACGTCAACGTCAGCGGGCATTACTCCCCCTCAATGTATTCGAGGACAACTTTTGCCCACTTGTCGCCCCTGTCAGCTTCGCGCCTGACAAGGGCTAGAGCCTCGGGATTGCCCATCATGGCCTGGCGCTCCACGTACATTTCATGCAGAAGCGCATCGTCATTCTTGATAAGTTCGTGGAGTTGCCAACGAGCGCCCTCCCCCGCCGTCTTGTACTTCGACTGGGACGGAATTTTGTTAAATAGGCAGCCGTGAATTTCACGCACCATGCGTTCGATTTCGGGATTTGCCAAAGGATCATCTCCTCCCGCGCCCAACAATTGGCGCAGCTTGTCTGGTGTGCCCCGGAAAGCGTTCGCGTCAACAGACTTGCCTGCCACCAACGCCCTGTCGGTGAACTGCAGGACGTCGGGGGTTCGGCCGCCGTAGGCCTTCCAGAAGTTGCTTGAATTGCCCGGGTACAGCACCGATGCGTAGCCCGTGCCGCTGACATACTCGGACGAGATTAGTCCCGGAACCTTTGAGAGGTCGGGTTTCCCGATGCGCTCCCAATACCAGTCCGGAATGTAGGAAAGGCGCACACTGACGCCAAGCTTCTCGATTTCTGCCTTAACTGCCCAGAACTGATCGATGTTTCCCGATCCGTCCTCGAAATCCAGCATGGCGGGAATTGACTTATCGCCCAGGTGCTCGACGAAGGTCCGTGCCTGCGCGGCTGGGTCGCCGGTGCGGACGTAGTGGTATCCGGCGAGGATCAGGCCCGCTTCACGAGCCTTGTCCCGATTACCCGGCCAGAAAGGGTCGCGATAGTTCGCGCCCTCCGACACCTTGCACCAGATGAAATCGAAGCCCTCCGCTTTGACCCGGTTCAAATCCATCTCGCCTTGATGGTTGGAGATGTCGATCCCCCAGGTGACCGCGTTCGGGTTCTCGGTGATGGGGCTTCCGTCCTCAACGATGGGTCCGGGCAGATACCACCAGTTGTTGGCGTATGACGTGTCGTGGGGGTCGCGCGCAGCGCTTCCCGTGACGCAGCCCTTAGATCCGGCGGACTCGCCACGCATCCCGTCGACGGAACACCAGGTGTGCGAGTTTCTACCGCCGCCGGGACCGTGGTGGATGGCGATTTTTACAACAGCATCGTCAGGAAATTGTGACGGATGATCCACCATCACTGTTCCGAACGGCCCATTGTTGGGGTTTGCGCGCCCGCCCATCGACGGCGGGCGCCACGACTCCGTGGACATGCCGTGGCGCGTCCACGCCATCCTCGTGCCGTTCCGCACCGCATCACAGATGTCGACAACCAGCCCCGAGCAGTCGGTTCCCGTTTTGAGATTGAACGGGTCCCAGTTACCGCCGTACACGTAGGCGTTGCCGATTCGGTCAGAGAGAATGCGTTTCGCAAACTCTACATTCAGTCGTGCCACCATAGTTGGATCAGCCCCCCAGGATGTTCCTGAACGCGCCACCCACAACCGGGAGTCCACCGAGAACGCCGTGAAGCGCGTCAGCGATTTCTCGCGGAAGACCGGACAGAAGCCCGCCCACCTGCTCGGCAACATCCTCGGGCAGCGAGGAGAAATCGGGCAGCAGGTCCGCGATGCGATCCCCCAGTTTGTCCCCCAGCCGGTCAACAATGCTGTCAACGAAGTCGGGGTTGTCTTTCAGGTAGTCGCCGATGGCCCTGATGAGGATGGGTAGGATGATGGAGGCTATTTTTGCCAGCAAAAGTTTTTCTCCAAGTTGAATACAGAAACAACCCCGCTCGGTTAAGATGCGGGGTTGTGAACTGTGAAGTTGAGGGTTGCGACAGTAGCCATGAGGCGTGTCATCACTGTGGCGCGCCGCATAAAGCCAAGGGCTTATGTTTGTCGTGCTACAAGAAGGCCAGGAGGGTCTACAGCGAGCGGACCCTCCCCGCCTCTCATGTGCTGACGCCAGAGCAGGTGGTGCGCATGCGCCACCTGTATGCGTCAGGTTTCACTCAGGCCGAGCTGGCGCGGGAGTTCAACGTGACACCGCCTACTGTGTCGTTGATTGTGCGACGTTTGGCGTGGCGGAATGTTTAACGATCTTCGCCTTTGACGGTTTTGGCGTAGTTGCCGCCGCCGCAGCGTGCCTTGCACTTGTAAAGGTGATGCTTCTTGCCGTCTTTGACGATGGTTTTCGGGGTGCCGTCCTCGTTTTTCACCATCACCCATCCCGTACCGCCGCCGCCGCTACCCTTAGCGCAGGCGTGTTTGTAGATGTGCCCGTGGCCTGTGCCGTGATTCGCGCAGTGGGCGGGTGCGGCATCAGCGACTGCGGGTATTCCGAGGGCGAGTGCGGCGATTGCGAAGACAGTCGCGGTGGTGGTGCGTAGCATTGGTGGGCCTCCTGTTGGGGGTGGGCCGTCCGGCGGGGTTGGTTTCTCAGGCCTATCGCCCCGCCGGGCGGTGTCTCAAGTTGATGAACGCGAGTCTAACCGCGTTTGACCACGTGCACAAGTGTTTCTTTGAGATACACTCCTAGATGTGACAATCATCGACCGCATGATCGCCAACCGGCAGAAACGCGCAGCGACTATCGCCGAGCTTGATGCCGAACTGGCTGCCCTCGTCTACGAGGCGATGACTGTCCACGGCATCACGTGGCATGACATTGGCCGCGCCCTGAAGCTTTCCAAGCAGCGTGTGTATCAACTCCGCGCTGCTGGTGACCCGAACCGTTAGCGGGGGTTATTCCCACTCGATCAGGACGTAGCCGTCACCGCCGCTGCCTGCGTTTGATCCGCCCGTGTTTATGCTCCCGTCAGTCCCCCTGCCGCCGTTCCCCGCGGGGCCGGAGCTGGTTCCGTTGCTACCGCCGCTGAAGCTGTTGTCGTTGGAACGCACGCCGCCCCCGCCGCCGCCGCCAGCGCCTGAACCGTCCGTCCGGCTTTGCCCGCTAGAGGGGTTACTACCGCCGTTGCCGCCTTTACCACCTGTATAGCCCGTTGCGGATACGCCGGAGACGCTGGTTGTACCGCCGGCCCCGCCGCTTCCGCTGGACGACGAGTTAGTGCCCCTCGCGCCTGCTGCCCCTCCGCTAGCCGTCAGGGAAACGCTGCCGGACGAGAACACAGTCGAGCCGCCGGGCGCGCCGTTATTGCCGTTGGACGATCCCGCCGCCCGCGCTCCACCGGCGCCACCGAGGCCCCGGACGAGGGTATACGTCGAGCCGAGAGACGCGCGTGGAATCCAGACGCGGTCGATGTAGCCACCGCCACCACCACCGCCGCCGCCGTAGCGGTAGCCGGAGTTGGCTCTGCGGCCGGAGCCGCCGCCGCCGCCCGCACCACCGAGGGTGACCCAGCAACCGGATGCGCCCTCGGGCACCTGCTCGTCGATCAGATCCTCGTAGCCAGGGTCTTCGCTGGAGATCGTGAACGGTTCAAACGACGGCCACACCTTGTCAAAGCTGGTCCCGTTCCACGTGTACAACTCAGGGTTGACGAACGCCGACCCGTTCCACACTTTGAACGCGGTGGGGTCAACGAACGCCGTGCCGTTCCAAACTTTCACGGCACCACCACGTACAACACACCCGCCGTGCCGGTACCAGGAAGGGTGGTGCCCATCCACATCCCGGACGCGCTGCCGGATTTCTGCACCGACGAATCCGCTTTACCCAGTGAGGTTTGCACATCCGAAGCCAGCTTCGATTTCGCAATCGCCGCGCCGGTACTGATCTTCGCGTTGGTGATCGCACCGTCCTGAATCTTGGCCAGGGTCACCGAGTTGTCCGAGGGTGTCCGCTGGTCCGACAGGCGCGAATCATTACCAACACACACCGTGGACCCACTATTACCCACAGGGATACGATTGATGTCCAGCTTGCCCGACACCACATCAGAGGCGTCTATCTGAACATCCAGATCATTATTCGCATAATAGTCGACAATGCCGTAGATTTTGTCATCCAGCTCTGGTTGCAGAGCCGCGAGCGCCGCATCGTTATCTGCCGCGCCCGCGAGAGCCAAACCAGTCGCGGTGATGTCAGTAACATCCGCTAAAATATGCTCGTGAACAAGGTCGGCTTTCTCGTCAGCAAGATCATGGGCAGCCTCAATACCATCTTCCATATGGTTGAGTCTATCGGCGGACAAAGGAGTGTCTGTTGACGGTTCGTTAACCCATGGCTGCTTTTCGTAAGCCATTCAAATCCCCTTCCGTCAGGGTTGCGCCCTCAAGCCGCGCGGAACCAGGCACGAATACCCCTCACCCGGCAAAACCTCCAGCGCCATGTTGATCATGGCGGTGATCGCATCAGAACGATTGCCCACATTGACATCGGACACGCCAATAGCGGTTACTTTCCAACCTGTAGTGGTGCGCTCGCCTTGTGTGATGAGCGTGCCGTTCGAGTCGAACAACCCCATCAGGTCATTGCCGAATTCGACAATCTGATGGTCAGTTTTAATTCTCATCAGGCCACGATCCTTGGGGTTACGTCGATGCTCGCTCCCGAGCCACTGACCTCGACGTCCCCATCATCGAACTCGGCCGAACCCACAAAGGTGCCGCCAGAAACCGCCGAGTAGATACCAGCCTCCACATAGGTGCCGGCCGCGACAGGAATAGTCACCTCATCGCCCGTGTTGATGCCGGTTGCGCCGCTCGTCCAGACTGTCTGCTGGCGTGCATAGCCACCGCCGGTCGCCTCGTTGGTGCCTGTGGTGCCAGCAGCGCCCGTATGAACGCTGATGTAGTCCCCGAGCGCGGCGATAGCGTCCGACGCGGCCTTATGCGTTGCGTTAGGAATAGCCATTAATTTATGTCCTTTGATGTTTTTATGCTGGAGAAAGAACCACGTAGCCCGACGCCCACGCCTGAGAGGATGCGAACGTTGCCGAGAAAGTTGCGTCCGGAATCGAATCGCCCACAAGCAGCGAACCACCCGTGTTGCTGGCATTGGCGCGAGTATTGCCACCCGACAGTGAGATAGCGGAGTTGTTGGTGATACCCACCGAATAGACAACCATTCCGCCAGGCGTGGATGTTGCGGGATGATTCGCGGTAATGCTTGAACCGTATGCGCCATCAACCATGCTGCATGAATCAACATTCAGGTAGGACGACGCCGCCGAACGGCACCAACCGAATCCGTTCTTGTCGATGTCGATGTCCTGCATCCCGCCAGGAACATTGTCAAGGAAGTACAGCCACAACGTTCCCGTAGCGGCATTGTTGTTGACACTGACACTGCCCATGCTCGACATGGGCGTACCGCCATAAGTGACGCCGTTCATTGTGCCGTTGCCCGTAACCAGAACCGCCACCACCACGGCCGCGCCCGCCGTGGCGGTATGGGTGTAGGTGAAGTCGGCTGTTGAGAAGTTCACTATTGAGGCGGCATCGAACTCCACGGGGTCGACACCATTGTTCCCGACAGCGTCCATGCCGATCGTCGGCGATACTTCCACGGTGAATTCGCGGGCGTACCGTTCCGAAGCTTGCATGCCGATCTGTGGGGTGACTTCCACACCAAACCCTGACGAATACCGCTCCGCCGCCGACATGCCCAACTCGGGGGTAACGGTGAGAGAAAACTCCCTCGAATACCCCACCTCGGCGGAGAATCCCAAACTTGGCGACAGCGACAACCCGAACCCTGGCCGTTGACTGCGCGGCGTCGGAAACAACTGGTACGACGGAAACAGATTCTCGGACGGGAACAGTGGTGTGAAGCTTCCTGGACCGCGCATGGCGATATACGGGTCGAGAGTGAGCCCGAACGATGCGACACTGTGGCTGCTCGCCGACGCGCCAATCGCGGGTGACAGCTCCAGCCCGAAGGTGGCGCGGGAATGCGACACCGCCGACATTCCCACCTCGGGGGAAAGGATGATGCCGAACTCTTGCGACGGCCCACCATACACAAAACCCACCTGCGGGGAGAGTTCCACAGTGAACCCGACGTGTCGTTCTGCCCACCATCCAATCACAATTAACTCCCCCCGATTTGCAGATTCACCGCCATCGATGACCACTTGTTGCTTTGCGACGATGTAGCACGCACGGTCCCGCTATTCGTTGTGGTATTCACGCACAACAAAGGATTGGTGCCCTCTTGCTTGGCGCGCAGCTTCGCCCCAACCACTGACGTGAAGTCGTACGATGGCCCGCCGCCAGCGCCGAACGCCTGCAACGTCACACCACTGGGGACCGTGACCTCATGGATATGGTCAACGCCCGAGCCATGCGCATAAGTCGGTTCCCCAACGCTCGTAACATTATTGAACGAGATGGCGTAAGCACTCAGCCAACCAGGAGCGGTCACCTTCAACGGTCTCGCCGTCCCTGTGCCTGGCGCGTCCATGCGGAAGATCGCCAAGCCGCCATTCGACGGGTCGTCATTGTTCGATATCGACCCGATCAGTGTGCCGCCGCTGCCGTTATAGGTCACAGACGGAGATGAGCCTGAACGATCCCACGACACCACAACAAACACCGTGGCACCCTCTGATGCGGCGAACGACGATGATTTGCTGGACACCCCAGACAGTGGATCAGAGATCGCATCAAACCCAACATCTACAGGCTCAACAGGAACGGGCCAGTTCTGGTCGTTCGTGATCGTGCCCGGATACAGGTATTCAGCCACGCGAACCCAAATACGGGTATATCCCGCTGCTACAGGGCTTGTGGTGTTCTTGTTCTCATGCAGGGTGAATGTTGCGCCCGATTCCCGTTCATAGAAAATCGTGGACGACCAGCCACCCGAAAACAGGCCAGGATGTCCGAACCAAGTACCGAAACACTCCATGCCGTAGCCGTAGTAATACTCGGTCGGAATATAAAATCCGTTGGCGTACTCATCCCAACCCGTGGGATGCTTCCAGAAGGTGGACATCCACGTGTTGAACGATTCCTCGGACAGCAGAACATTGTCCCGTAAGGCTTCGGCGAACTTTGTGTAGTCGTTGATGTTTGTGGCGAGCGCGCCCGCAGCATCCAGAAAGTTCGGGTTGATCGAATCCTTGATAGACGCAGGTTGAGGAACAGGGCCAGTGGGAGGCCACGACGTTTCCACCAAACCCAAAGGCTCGATAATGTCCTCAGTGATGATCTGCTTGATGTTGCGATGCTCCGGGTCCACCTGTTGCAACACGAGCCCCATCATCGTGAAGTTAGAGTTCGTGTACAGGTAGTCCGTGCCAGGATAGAAATTGGAGGGGCCTTTCATGGATGAAAGGAAATCCTCGCCACCTTTCCACGGCCACGTCGGAAACAACGTGTACCAGACAGCGTTCATCCCCGCCGTGTACTCAGCCATGCCCGACCGCATCGACAGCATGTGCGCCATCGTGATCACAGTGCCGTTCGGCACGCCGGGAACATACTGCTCCAGGGTGTCCTCAAGGGTGATCAGCCCCTTGTCCACCGCTTGAAAGAACGCTATTGCGGTGAACATTTTTGTGGAGCTGCCCATGCGGAAGTGATCATCCACAGTGATGGGGCGAACAGTGCCACCCACGGTGGTGCCGTAGGCTTTCGTGTAATTCCCGCGCGGACCCGTGATCTGAATGATTACCCCAGGCTGGCCTGATTCCGCGCGAGACTCCTCCACAATCGCATCCACCGCCGCCTGATCTGCAGGCGACAAAAGATCACCCGCAGAATGAGCAGGAGTAGTGAACTCGAAAACATCGGACGGATCGGAAACCCACCCAGCGTTATCTATCGTTTTCACATAGAACTCGTACGCAGTGTTGGACTGCAACCCGCTATGCCCAAGCGGGGGAAGGACCGGCTCAGAATTCAGTTGAACGAAATCCTCGCCGGAATCCTTCTCGCGGGCATACACGAAGTAGCCTTTAATTGTCACTCGTCAGTTGCTCCAGACCATGTAATCGTGAGAGAGCTGAATGTGGACTCCACCAACTCCACCGACGTAGGCGCGGTAGGAGGCGTCAAATCCGGATCGGGATCAGGCAGAGCATCGGGACGTAGATATAGCCATCCACCGCCGGGGCCACCGTTGCCGCCAGGCTGGAAAGCTGCGAGCGAACCGCGACCACCGTTGCCGCCACCGCCGGGAGATGTTCCCTTGCCGCCCATGACTTTCTGGTCGCCACCGCCCACGTACTCTTGCTCGTTGAACGTGAACTCTGAAGGTCCACGGCCGACAGGGCTCGACAGGAAACCCGTACTGGTTCCTGCGGCACCGCCCGTGGCGGTGATTGACCTCGTGGGGCCATCGGGGGTTTCGATAGTGATGACCGTGTCCCCACCGGGTGCTCCCCCACCCATTCCGCCAGTTCCGCCAGTTCCGGGGGTGAAGGTGATGACAGCGTTGTCGTCAAAGTCTTCACCGCGAACCCACGTGGTGGCATTGAACTGCCCAGGCTGGCCGGGGGACCCATTGATGCCGAGGGCGATGCCTTGATGGCCGCCACCGCCCGCACCGAGCGCAACAGGGTCGATATAGTTGACCCACCGCGCTACAGGGATCGTTGTCGTGGTGGTGCCGAGATAGATTTTCTCGGGGTCATGCTGATCACCAAGAACGCCCGTATCGACAGCGATGCCAACCCACGGCACGTTATCCGACCACACAATGTTGTTGCGGGGAATGGTTAACGGCGGGTTTGAGGGGTTGGTGGTGTTGTCGCGTGTTGATGCCCGCTTAGAGATGGGGGCGGTCGGATGCAGCGGAAAACTATCCACCCTGCCGCGAATCTCATGCGTCCCACCGACAGGAACAAACTCATACCCCAACAGGTCGCTCGCCTCAGCAGGAATCACTTCCTCCTGGGGCAGTTCGTATTGCAGATACGCCCCAGCATCGGGATCGGCACTGCCAGCGTCGGCAATAACACTGAGAATGTTCTCCGAGGAATGAATACGTTCAGGAACGCCAGTGGAGGTGTCCATCTTCCACACATGGACATAGAACTCGGTGATGCCCGAGACGCCTTTACCCATCCAGGAGATAGCGCCGATAGGCATCGATTCTTCGATATAGTCCCACGCGATCAACGATGAACTTTGAGTGGCGGACACCCAACCAGTAATCTCGGAGAGATTCATATTGGATCGTTCCGAGGGGCCGAGTCCGCCCGCTGCGGGCTTGTTGGTGCGGATGCCTTGAATGATCCACGCGAAATCACCACGACTGGCTCGGGACGAAATCTCCCGCAGAATATTGAACAAATCAGCAAGACCAGCCCCGCCACCCACAACACCGACCAGACCGCCAACGATATTGTTGACGATGCCCTCAATGGTTTCGATCAGGTTACCGGGGCCGAGCATGCCGATAATGTTCGCGGGGTTGATGTTCTTCAACGCATCAAACAAATCCTCAAACGTGTTGAGGGTTGTTTCAATACCGCCGCGAAGAGCATTAACCACCGTGTCAATGGTGACCTGCACACGGGTCAGCAAGGTTTGCAGAACATCCGGCAAACCATCCACCCATTCCTGAAGGATGGTGCCTGTTTGTTTCACCTCGGCGTCGTCAAACCACACCGTTCCCTCGGTGGCAGAAGTGTCCACCACGAGACGCAACTGCATGCTTGTCACGCCCTCGGGGACTGTGTACCGACCCGACAGAAGTGTCCAGCCCGCATTCTGCGACTGGGGAGTATGTGCGGCTACGGGAACCGGGGCTTGCTCCACATCATTGATATACGGCACAACCTCAAGGCGGATCGGCGCACCAGAACCCTCGTAACCCTGATAGGTCACATAGATCGAGACATCAACCTTCTGTCCACCGCCAACACCGATGACGTTGGAGCGCAAAGCATGCAGCTTACTGTTGGCGAGAACGCGCACAGCGCCCGTACCGTCCGACGAATGGGATTTACTAGGATCAATAACCCATTCCGAACCGGAATCAATAGACCCTGCCGAGAACTTAGGCGCGGCCAGTAGGTTCGGGGTGCGGTTGGTGATCGCCCCAATAGGCAGGAACGTCAACAACTGCGGGAGAACGTTCCGCAACGGTGCGAGCAGAAGGCTCACAAACTGCGCAGCCGCATCCAACAGGTTAAAGTTAGGATCGCCAAAATTGATATTGGCGAGAAAGTTCCGAAGATTCAGGAACCATGTTCCCAAATCGTTCAGGTCGCCATCTTCCCTGCCGGTGATAGCTTCGATCAAGTCACCGATCAGCGGAACATGTCCGAGGATGTCGTCAATGTTCGACACCCACGCCGCCAACTGCGCAATCAGATCATCAAACGAAATCTCAATATCATCAGGAAAACCACCCAACAAAGCCCGCAACAGAGCCTTGAAAGAGTTGTCTATACCCTCAGTGAGGGTCGCCCAAATGAGTTTCCAAACATCCCCCAACTGGGCGACAAACGAGCTAGCGTCAAACTCCAGAACATTTGTCGGATCATAATCCGCAATAGGAGTGTGACGGTCAAAAGCCCTTGGCATAAGCTAAATACCTCTTTCATAGGTCAATTGACCGCACAACATCCAACTAGCTGCCGGAAGACTGAACCTTTCGGGCGGAAATCCACACCGCACCATTGCCGCCGCGCGCGCCAGCGCCAGCAAGGTTGCCACCACCACCGCCACCACCGGGAACAGCGCCAGGCCTACCCGAACGGCCACCATTGCCGCCGTAATAGTTGAAACCCTGATAATGCATATTCCCAGCAGAACCACCGTTAATGCCATTAGGGTTACCGGGCTGATTGTTGCCGAACGATCCGCCACCAATACCACCCTCAGCGGTGATCTGCGTAACGCCCGAACCGAACACATACGAATCCCCACCGGGGGCACCCCAAGCGCCCGTCACAGGGTTAGTACCGGGCGAACCACCATTACCCACAGTGACCGACAATTGGTGCGTCGACGTGGGAATATCAACACCGTAAATCAGCGTTTCCGTCGCCCAGCTACCAGCATTACCGCCCTGGCCCGTGCCGATGAGCGCCGAAGCGGCACCACCACCACCGCCACCGCCCAAGGCGATAACGTCGATAGCGTCGCCCTCTTCAACCCAATCTGGAATGTCGTACGGGAATGTTCCGACAACCCTGTAGGTGGTTGCATTGGCGGGCCGATACCCCGCCCAATCAATGTCCTCAATCGGGGACACCGGAACGACCATCACAACAAGCTGTGCGTTCTTTCGGTTGAAGCTATACAAGCCGCCGATAGGGCCATCGTTGTACAAGTTCACATAGATAGTCCCAGCGGTCCCCGTGTGATATGCGGGAACAACACCCACATTGTTGTCCGGCGTGACCGCAGTCGATGGCGCGCCAGGTGTCGAATAATGCGGCACCACAGTGGTCCAGCGAGAGCTGTTGCCGAACCCGCGACCAATCAACTCGCCCGACGTAGGATCGCCAAGACGAACCTCCATGCCGATTTCAAACGGGGTCGAATCCGACTCCAAACCTGCGGCTTTGATATGGCCGAAAACAATCGGCTGCCAATCAAACTCCTGCGGAGGCAGGGGGAACGACGCAATCTGATGCCTAGTAGTGATACCCGTATAGTTGGTGAATGCCGCCTCGGGGATCGAATAAATCTTCGTCGCCAAAGGGTTAAAATCCTTCGGCGCATAATTCGACCCATCCCACGTGATCACCTGACCAGCAGCAGGCGGAATCGAATCGTCATAATCCGTGGCATCACGGATCGTCGCATTATCGCCCTTAGGCCCCTTAGGGGCCTTCAACTTCAACAACCAGCCAGGATTAGACGCCGTGCCGGAAACCACAATCTCCGACTGAACATTGTCATCATCCGGGTCCAGCAACTGAACCGTAGGATGAATGTTCGGCACCGGCCCAGGAGGCCCCTGTGTACCCATCTGCTTCGGGACGTAATGCTCCCCATCCCACAGATAAACAATGTTGCCCACCCACCAGGCTTTACCAATATCGGCCGGATCGTCAGTCAAGTTGTCCGGCAAATCGTCCGGATCATCAATGCTCGACTGGTATTGCATCTTGACAATCGGGGCGTTCTCGCCAGGGGGGCCTTGCGGACCCACAAGCGCGTCCATCGTGATCGCGCCGTCATTCTGCGCAACCTCGAAAGTGCCGGTAATGCCGCCCGGTGTGGACAGATCAGACACCATGCCCCAGCAGTGCATGTTGACAAGGACTGAGCCGAGATAAACGTCATCCCCAGGGTTAGGCATTCGGGCCTCCAATAAGGTCTTCGCCCGTAACCGGGTCGTCAGTGATAGTGATATTCGGAGTCACCGACCATCTGACTTCCGGCTCCGGTAAATCATGGTCATAGTCGCCGCCCAATCGGCGAATCGCAGCGGCGCGCGCCTCCGGGGAAAGTTCCGCCAACTCCCGAACAGACATGTTCTCCAGATTCTCCAAAGGATCATCAGGTTCATTGATGTCAACCCATTCGCACGCGTCCTCAATGACACCCGGCGCGATTACGCGGCGCTTTTTGATGACAGGCTCCGCTACACGCCTCCACCCACAGCGGATCATGTGATATCCGACGATTGCCTTGAAATAGGATGTGTCGAGAATGTCGCCGTTCTTTGACACCGCGTAATGACAGTCCTCTAGGAACTCTCCTAGCGCTGCTGTCATTTCCAGCTTTTTTTGTTCGATGTCGTTTTGTTGTTCGGTGAATTGTTTCGCGGCGTTTGTTTTGGAATAGTCGATGAAACTCAATGCAGCCTTCTATTGCTTAGCGTACTCAGACAGATAGTCAATCGCAGACTGGAGAATTTTTATGTCCTCCCACGCATGCCCGATAAGCATGTTGCAGGGATGGCACAGAAGCGCTCGGATGCACTTACCGCAGGACTTGGCCCCAGGGCAGCAAGAGTGATCGTGGTCAACGAACAGGTAGTCTCGCCCCTTGGACTGCGACGATTTAGAACCGCATATTGCGCATCCGCCGCCTTGTTTATCGAGTAGTTTCTCGTAAGCTTCGGGTGTCAGCTTATATTTAGCCCATAATTTGGTGTCGCGAGTTTCTTTTTGCGATCCTCTGGGTTCATCTTTCGCCAGCGGTCCCGATTGTCCTCGTTCAGACAGTCCCGACATTCGCCAGTCGCATCTGATCGCGAGGATTCGGGGTGATTACGCCTACAAGACATGCCTAGCGGGAAATCATTCTTAACCCTGCGTCGACTATCTATTTGCGACAACTTACGCATATGGCCGACATTTACGCAACGCTTGTCGCAGTCTGGCAACAGACGTATTTCCGATGGCTCTGCGAACTGGCCGTGAACATGAACCCAAGCGGCACGCGAGGCTGTCGTTCCATCTCGCTTTCCGTGGTCGACGTGCCAACCGATCTGGGGATAGCCGCGAGAGTTGCATCCGTATGTGCTTATGTGGCATCCATTGGCATCTTCGACGTAAGATGCAAAAGCCCGTTCGGCGACCCGATCGGGAATAATTTTCACCTTCGTCAAAACATGCCCTCACTTCCGAGAAACGACCCCACCAAGTTCCACACGCTGCCCAATACCGCCATACCCTTGGCGATAGGGTCACGTTCCTCAGCGTCATTCCCAATGGTCAACTCGATAGTTATCGGCTTGGACTCGTCATAGGAACGCCGATACCCCGTCATCTGGTCAACGTGAATCACATTCCCCATTTGGAAACCCAAACGATCCCCAAGGGTGTAGTCCACGTCCATGAAATATGGGCCAGCGATGTCCGAGACAGACGTTTTGAACGACGTGTATGCGCGGGTTTTCCAATGGCCGGTGCGCAGATTAAGAACGCCGGACACCGTGTATGCGGTGCCTCCGCCGCCGGTCTCGAAATGCTCCAGGAACCCGAAGTCGCCCATGCGTACCGCACGAACAGGGTCAGTGAACCGCTGCCACGCGAACAAAACATCATCCAACTGACCCTGGTAAAGCTCTTCTAGACCAGGAGAGCCGGGAACCTGCACGTTGCCCTGATAGGCGGCCAAACCGCCGGGTGCGACATACATGATTGCCGCAGAAATTTGGGACAGCGCATATTTGATGCCGAACGTTTGAAGCTGGTTCACCCATGCGGGAGATTTGCCGCCGATCATCACCGTTTTAGCAGTCGCGCCATGCATAGAACGCTGAGACTCAATAATCTGCGAATACTCGCCGTCCTTGAACACAACCCAAGGAGGTTTAGGCGCGACACCCAACCATTTACGGATAAGCGGATCGGTCTTACCGTCGCCATCCTTGTCGAGGTCAATAACACTCGCCAAAGATTCAGTGATCAAATCGTCCGCAGTGGAGGCGATAAGGTTGATCGGGCCGTCCAGTAGCGTCCCGGTGGGGCCTGTGACGCCAGATTTGTCTTCAACGGCCAAAATCACAGCGTTACGGTGAGGTCGCGCCAATTCGTCCACATCCGTGGGCAGCCCTGTTTTCTCGGATATCTTCTCCAAGATAGGGCCGACAATCGGCGCGTTTTTCAAACCCAAATGCAACTCGGGGTGTGGAGACTCTTTGTCCTCGGTGAGGAATGTGTAGGCGCGGATCATGCAGCCCGCATCCTCAAGGGGTTCCTGAGTGATCGTGTGCATATCGTTCCACCGCGCCGTTAATATCTCCGTCCGCGACTGGTCGAACAACGGGTTGAGGAACTGCACCTGGATAGGCCATGCGAGAGGATCGAAACCACCGATCACATCCCCCACACCCAGCCAAGCGCCAGGGTTGAACATGTTCGTCGGAATCGACAAGAGCGGGAAAAACTGCCGCGCAAGGTTGATGAACAACATCATGGAAACAGCAGTCCGGCAGTTCCACGGAAGGATGAACATCTTCGGGAACTGAATTTCAGGCGGGAAGATAGGGTTAGCGCCGCCCAAAATGTGTTTCACATGCTCACGGTTGTGGATCATTTCCATTTCCACCGTGTGCAGGCCGTTCGCGTCACGTTTCGCGTTGACGCCGGTCACCTTGCCGCCCCACCGTGTACGCCACGACCGGTTAGTGGGAATAGGATCGAGCGTGAAATGCAGATCCTCTTCGGCGCGGCGGTCGTACAGCATGAAATCTGACAGCCAGTTGTCACGGCGGATAACGCACGTCGCAGTCCCCGAATCTGCCATCAACTCTTCGACGCGCACAGATTTCTCTTGCGCGATGGTGCCGATGGAGTTCATGTTTTTGTCCCACAGGCGCAGCAGCGGGCGTTGCCGCTTCTGCTCGCGGTACATGTTCCGCCGCGCCTCCAAATAGCGGTAAGCGCTCAACGGGTCAGACGGATTGGGGGCCGCCTTTTCGGCAATAGTCCTGTCGAGGATTCTTTGCAGATCCTCCATGCTGGCGACCTGTAGGGCCATATTGATCACTCCATGTCGTCAACGAATAGGTGTTGACACCTATAGGGGTGCGGTGTAGCTTTAAAGGCATGAGGAACGCGAAATGCAAGCAGTGCGGATCAACGCGCGTGACGTGGCATCAAGCCAAATCCGGCAAGTGGGTTCTCATGAACCTGTCGCAGGAATACGACAACGGGCAGGCCTACCTTCGTGGGCCGCACTACAAGACCTGCCCCGGCGAAACACCGGAGCAGGTCAACCAGCGCATTACAGACCGCAACGAGGCGTACGTGGCGCGAGCCCTTGAACTCGCCGCCCAAGGGTTATCCGCCGACGAGGCCATCGCCCAAGCGGCGAAAGAGATCAATCGTCTTGACGACCAAGATGCTGATTAAGCAGTTCCTCAATCTCCGGTTGGTACTTGCACACAACCTTGAACTCCACCCATCGCGCATCAGGCATCAGTTCCCGAGACTCACGAGAGATTGTTTTCGGGTCTAGCTCGGTTTCGATGTAGTCGATGACCATCAAGCCGCGATCCTCAGCCATAATCTCGAAAGATTCCCGATTCAGCCAACGCAGTACGTCAACCTCCATGTCGGGCGTGATCGGCGCGATAACCTCTAGCGTTCTAGTTCGCAACGTGTCCCCTTACCCGTATGCCATCGCGTACCGCTGCGGACAAATCGCCGTGATCGTGCCGTCAGCATTAGAATGACGAACCTCAAGAGTCGCCAACGTTTTCGGTGGAATCCGAGACGCAGGGCTGAACGACTTATCAAACCTACGCCACACAGGCAACCCCGTATCCAGAATGTCGTGCAACAGAAAATCCAGCAACTGTGAGTTACGCAGAATTCTGAACAGCAACGGGTCAACAGGATCAGTAGAAGCCGTTAGCGTCCTAGCGTTAGGATCGGTATCCACCAGCACATACCCATCCTTAGGGGTCAGTAGCGGCAGTTCGATCCAATGATCGCCTTCTTTGATCCACGCCTTACCCGGCGATGACACAATGAACTTCGGATACGCGGGCTGATCACCCCTATTCGGGATCTTGATCTTGCCCTCACCCACATGCAGACCAGGAATGAACTCATTCAACAAGTCTTCAATCTTGTCCCAGATCGTGGACGTTTCGATTGTGTTTTTCCATGTGGCGAACTCATCACGCTTCGCCCAATAAGGATTAGTCGCAACAATCGACATATCCCACTGCATGAAGTTGTTTTCATACGCAGTAGGGTCCAGCTCGAACGCAGTCTTAGAATCGCTGGCTAGACGCACGCGCAGCCAGCGCCACCCGTGCGTCCGCGTCCACACCCCCAGATAGCCATCCTCGGTAGCTGACCACGAACCCCACCAGCGGTCTTCGAGCATGCGATACCGGAACGGGTTATCAATCAGCCGTCCGCTTTCCCCACTGATGTGGGGGGCGATGTCGGGGTTGACGTACACGCCCATGTTGATGGCGCGCGATTTCCAGTCCGTACGCTCAGGGAAAGCGCCAATCGTATACGGACCTTCCGACATCAACTGTTCAAATGGCACGTGCATCATGCCTGAAAGCTGCGGGGCGAGCAGCAATCCTTCCCGCCCCGCACCCGTCCCCGCCAAAGTCCACGTAAGCCGACGTTTCAGCGTCGGATGAGGAACCCCCACATACATGACTTTGGTTTGGACGGCTTTCAGATTTTCGGGTAGCGCATAGAAATTCTCTGATGGTGGTTTATGCAGGCCGTGAAAGTTATAGTTTGCCAACATGCACCTTCTCTAAATTCTTTGCGTACCGAACTGCCTACGTACTGCTGGCTGATACTGGTCATTGACAATGTTTCCGACCTGGCGTGCATCCGCCGCGCCAGCATTCACAGTCACACCAGGCAATTGAGGGCCTGGGGTAGCGCCACTGCCCGCATGCTGACCATCAGGCGTAAACCCGGCAGGATTCGCCGTACCGCCAGGCAGAGCGCCTGGCTGAAGGTCGACAGGGCCGGGATATTGCCCCTCCTGTTGTTGCGGGAACAACGCGCCAGAAATGGCGTTCACCACCCCGCCAGCGTCGCCAGTCAATGCGGCACCGAATCCGCCAGTCAACGCCTGGACCGCAGGGTCGGGCGATAGCCCGCCGAGGAACTTCAGCAAACCCCCGCCAGCCTGAAGCAGTCCCCATTGTGTGGGGTCCGACCATCCTTCAGGCAGGAAAGACTCTTTCAAGCCCTCGACGCCAAGGTTGGCTAGTTCGGCGATACCATCAGTGATCTTCGAGAACGGGTCGCTGCCGGAACTTCGCCCCGAACCGGAGGATTCGGGATCGCCCGGACCTTTAAGAACCTCGGCATCGTCCTTGGCCTGCTGAAGATCGCGCTTCAACTTCGCCACCTGATCGCGCTTGCGCTCCTTGGTGGTTTCCTTGGTTTTGGGGTTAGCTTCTTGCTCCGCTAGCTCCTTTTCGGCGATGTCTAGCCGGTCTTGCAGATCGGTGATACGGTCCTCGGCCTCGCGGATCTGCTTAGCGGTGCCCTTGGTGGAACGTCCGCCACCGAAAATTCCGCCACCACCAGACGCTGAACGCCCACTAGGCATAGACAGCGACGACACAGATGGCACTGATGTGGGTGCCGCGCTAGATCCTCGGCCCTTGCCCAAAATGACGTGAACATGGTCAAAATGGTTCTGGGTATCGTTGCCCCGGTCGCTCATGGCTTTGCCGTTTGTCAGGCTCCCTCCATATCCATAGGAGGTTTGACGCCAAATGATGCCGTCCACATCGAGCGCTGAACCGTTCTGCTGAAGGAACGACAACACAGAGTTGCCGAGGGCGATGCCTTCGTCGCTCGAATAGTTGGGAATCATGATGTCGAGCGCGTTGCCGCTGGAGTGCTCGCCGTAGCCATCCTCGGATCGGCGTCCGCCAATCGATGTAATCTCCGGCCATATCTCCATAACCTTGGATCGCAGCCAGTCCGCGCCAGGGTTCAAACCCTCCGCGTAGCCTGGCAGCATCATGCCGCGCAAATAATCCGCAGACGGAACCCATCCAGCATTTAACGCCGACACAAGCAAACCGCCGCCGTTGCGCATAGCCTTGGCGGTGACAACGCCCTCGCCGTTGGAAAGCCACGCCAGCACATCATCAGACGTGCCTGTGCCTGGCCCGCGGACGACACCGCCACGCGCCAAGCCCTGAAGTGATTGCCCCCACGAGTTCAGGTGGTCGGCGCCGGGGATTTCAAACCCCGCAATGGAAGTGGGGATTTTGGACAGGAACGTTCCAAGCACCTTGAGTGGCGCCTTAATGATTCCTGCCAGACCGTTGAACGCTCCGCGTACGGCATCCCCGATAGCTTTAGCGCCAGCCGAGAAACCCGTTTTAAGGATCTCCCAGCCAGCTTTAAACTTGTCGAAGATTGGGGAAACAAAATCCCACGCCGCGCTGATCGCGTTCTTGATGCCGTCCCATGCAGGAACAATTGCATTGTTCCATAGCCACATGGCGCCTTCGCCGACAAGCTTGCCGACACGCACCCAGTTGTTGAAAATATCTGAAACAAATTCCCACACCAGCCCAATGGCGGCTTTAATGCCGTTCCATGCGGGTAGGAGTGCGTTTTGCCATAGCCAAACAGCGCCAGCGGCGATAGCATCCCAAGCTGCTTTAAGGCCAGGGACAACGGTTTGTGAAAGCCAATTCCACACCGCCCCGATAGCTGTTTTGATAGCGTTCCACACACCCTGAACAATGTTTCGGAATGTTTCGCTGTTCTTGTAGAGTACGACGATTCCTGCTACGAGTCCTGCAATGGCCGCGACGACAAGACCGATGGGGTTGAGAAGAAGCGCCCCGTTCAAGGCGTATTGTGCAACCACCCAGGCGCGGGTGGCGGCAACGATCTTTTGCAACGCCTGAGCCCCCGCAAGGGCCATCATCGTCACCTTGTAGCCCGCCAGAGCAGCGGCTAGTGGAATCAACACATCCTTGAAGCGAACAAACAGGTTGATGGCTTCTGAAATGCCCGTGACAAGTCCCGACCCGATAGATTTGACGGTCGATAGAAACGATTCGTTCGATACGACTGAATTTATCTTGTCTAGAACTTTGGCGACCCCGTCCCCGAGCGCCTGGAGTGGGTTGGACGTTTCGAACAGGGAGATGGACAGTGTTTCTGCGGCGTTCTTAACCCGCTCGATAACGCCAGGCCATCCCTGGTTCTGTGCTGCCGCAAGATCCGCAGCCGCGCCCTGCTTCTCAATAGCAGTACGCATCGTGTCGAAGCCCTGCGCGCCATCCTTGGCGGCAACGCTCGCCAAACGGGCAGCATCAGACCCGAACAGGGTCGTAGTCGCAGCCTGATACATTTCAGGCGTCAACGATTTCGACGCCTGCTGCAACTGCCCAAACAGGGACTGAAGCCCAACAAACTGACCCTGAGCGTCATAAACCGTCAAACCCAAGGTTTCAATAGCGCCCTGCGCAGGATTCGACTGGTCCGTCAACGCCAACAATGCAGACTTGAGCAGGGTGCCCGCGTCAGAGCCTTTAATGCCGTTGTTGGCGAGTAGGCCAATCGCGGCGGAAGTGTCCTCCATCGACACCCCGAAAGCACGAGAAACAGCGCCGCCCTGTTGCAACGCGGCAGCAACATCCGTAATCTCAGCCGAGGAAGCATTCGCCGCGTTCGACAAAACATCCGCAGCTTTACCCGCATAATCAGCGTTCAAGCCGAACGCCAAAATGGCGTTTGCCTGAATCTCGGCAGCGGATGCAGCATCGATCTGCGCGGCAGCTGCCAACTGCAAAGTGCCCTTCGCCGCAGAAATCGAATCATCAACCGAGAAGCCAGCCTTGGCAAGCTCAGTCATAGCTGAAGCAGCGTCAGCGGCAGACGTGTTAGACAGCTCTACGTCATTACCGAGCGCCTTGGCGGTGTCACGGAACCGTTGCATCACGTCAGCGCCAGCGCCGGTAACGCCAGATAGGGTGTTCAGCGTTTTCTCAAAGTCAACGCCAACTCCGACGACCTTATTCAGGGACGCGGCGATTCCGCCACCGATAGCTATCGCCCCGGCGGCCTTCATTGCGCGGGAGAACCCCGCAGAGAACCTGCCACCCGCGCTTACGCCCTGAGATTCGGCCTCTTTATCCGCACCAGCAAAGAAACTACGGAACCGCCCCTGCTTCTTAGCAGGCTTGTTCATCTCGGCATTCAGCGACTCTTGGGCTCGCTCTTGCCGCTTCTGCGCCTGAGTCAGTGCATCAGTTTCGCGGGACAACTCCTTAGTGGCAGCCGCTTCTTTGCGCAACGCAGCATCACGCTTCGCCTCAAGCTCAGTCAGCCGAGAACCCTTGACGCCCTTTTCGCGAGCCTCGTTCAACTTCTGCTGAGCGACACGAACCTTATCAGTCGCGTCAGCTTGCTTGTCGAGAGCTTTAGACTGTTTATCGGTAAGCTGCTTCACCTGATCCGAAGACTTCTTCAGCTCATCCTCAAGAGCCTTCGTGTAAGCTTCGCCAGTCTTCTTACCCGCAGCCAGAGCATTCTTTTGCGCGCCAGTGAAAAGCTTGTCCAAACCCTTTGTGGCACCATCAAGCTTGACGGAAAGGGAAACGTATCCAGAAGCAACCTCAACGGCCATACCGCCCCCTTATCTGAAAAGATTCACAAGCTTTCTGCCCAGATTCTCGCCACTAGTGACAGGCTTCTTAATCTGAGAAATAGGCGTATGTGCCTTGATATTCGACCCCGGACGCTTAGGAGTCTTATCCGACCAATCAGGACCAATCATCTGCGGACGCTTCCGACCCTTCTGCCCATCCTTAGTCTTCGCCCACAACAACAACCTCAGACAGTTCACGACCATAGCCAGAAGACGATTGCCCAGCGTCCAATCAGCCTTATCGGGATACATCTCCCGAAACAACTTGGACTCACGGTCCAAATACTTCACAAAAACGTGAAGGTCATACCAAGAATGCCGCTCTGAAGGGAAATCGCGCAGCCGCATCCCCGCATCCAACAGGTCAGCGGCCAGCGCATCACCATGCTCATCGATCAAATCGATGAGAGCAATTATTTTCCCGCATCAACATTCGAAGCCTTCTGCCACGCCTCCAGCAGATCGGCAGTCAAGCTTGCAGGGGCCTGGTCAAACAACTCCAGATCCTTAGGCGACAAACCCCACTCAAACATGGCCCACACGCCAGCCTCAGGGTTATCACGGTTCTTGCGCAGAACACCGTTGGGAAGCTGATCGAACGGTTTCAGGGCAATGGTGTGTTCCACCTTCGCGCCATTTTCATCTTCGAGTTCAAACTTGTAAACAAACAATGTGCAGCCTTCCGAAACAAAAATGTGGTAGCAGCCGGGTTAAAACCGGAGGGGCTGCGGCCCCGGCTGCATTGAGAAAACAACCCCTCCGGGGTCTAACTAGCTGCCGACAACCTGGCCATCGTCACTGTACGTGTACACATAATCCCCAGCGCTGTTCTTGAAGCACTTCACGGTGACCTCGTACGAGATGGTGTCCGAATGGACAATGGTCACGTCGCCAACCTCAGTGATCTGCCCATCGGGGATTACATTGCGGTACTTCGCGCCAGACTCCGAATCCGTGGTGTCGATAACCCACGACATGTGAGGCAGCTTGCGGGCATTCTTCTTCACCGCGACCTGCGTGCCATGCGTAGAGCTAGCAGGCGTGACCGTAACATTGTCGGCACCATAAACAGCCTTCAGAACCTCGGCGTTGACCGACTCCAGCAAAACAAACTGGAAAGAATGGTTGTATTCGGTCTGCAAGACCTTAACCGTGTCGCCGCCGAACGCCTTCTTTTCGTCCGTGGTGCGTTCCATCGTCTCGGTGAAACCATCCTCACCGACATAGCCCAGATCCACAAATTCGGGATCAAGCTCGTCATCGGTAGAGGTAGGCAAATCGGTACCGAGCGGCGCTACCAGGACCGAGCCAGAAGCAAGCGGTTCGGCAGCATAGACATTCTTGACATCAGATGCCATAAGTGAGCCCCTTCCGGGCGCAAGTTGCAGCCGGGGCCAGAAAGGGTTTTAATGCGCGCTCAGACTGCGCGTAACAGCACGTCCACAGTCATAATGAAGCGCGGAGTAGGATCATCCGGGTTATCAAGCCGACCAGGCGAACCAACAATCACAACATCACGGATGCCATTACCTTTGACGTACTTCGCTTTTTCCATCGCGTCAAGCACGACTTCAGACAGCTCACCTGCCGCAGACTCGTCCGCATTCCAGCACTCAATGATCAAACGTCGGGTAGACAACACCATGTTGTCGCCACCGCGAGCTGGAACCATTTTGATAGTGACCAGTTTCATCGGGCGATTCGCGGGAACCTTAGTAGAAACCCGAACATCCGCAGGCAGAGTGTTAGTGAGGTAATCCTTGACAATCCGAGGGGCGTAAGGATACATCCATCCCCCTTTTTAGTGGAATTCGGAAATCAAGCGGTCATGCTTCGCGTTATCCCGCATGGCTTCCTTGCTGGCCGTGATGACCGTGGCGCGATAGTCACGCTTGTTCAACGGATCATCACCTTCAACGGACACCAAGTATCCCTTGCCGTTCTCCAAATGATTGTTGCATCTGTCCGCCACGCCCTGCATAAACTCAACACCGGTCGTGTCAATGACTTCCTTAACAATCTGCGACCACTTTTTACTGTTGATCGTGAACTGTCGTTTCGCCACTATCCGGTCACCTGCTTTAGCTTCGCCACGTTACCTGGCTGCCACTGGTGAAACCCGTGACAACAGTCCTCGATAGCCATCACGCGAAACGGCTTCTCAAAACCAGGCAAAATGATTTTGTCATGAATGGAGATGGCCGAATCGGGTGGAATCAACAGGTCGATATCGGACTCGACGCGAGAAGTGTGACCAGCCAAAGACTCCAACATGGAGGCATACCATGCGATCACGTTCACATCGACAGGCTCAGCCCAGGTTTCGACATCGTTGCCCAGCTCATCCTCACCAACACCTGTGAAAACGTGATGCCCCACCACATGGGGGGCGGGGAACGTCATTGGTCCTCACATTGCGGTGTCGTGTCGATCATGAACGCCCGCCCCCGTCCGCCGCCGCACAGCGCTTGCAATTCCGTAATTTCACTCGGATAAAACATGGCCTTGCGTGGTTGATTCTGCGGTGTCATGCTGAATATTCCAGCTTGCAAGGCTGGCTGCGTGCTTGAACCCTGATCCACCCACCTTAAGACCGCGCCACGTAAAACCGCCTTGGCGGCAGCCTCGTAGGCGAAATCATCTTCGAGAATGCAGGGCGCAATGCGGGCCGCGAGCGCTAAAGCGTCAGCGACCATCGCTTCGCCCTTAGCCTCGTCAAGATTTGGCGCGAACGGCAATAGGTCGTCAACCTCAAGTAACGCCATTAATTGCTCCATTCTGACCGTCCCCGACGCTCCGTGCTACACTGACAATGCTTGGCCCGGTTGGGCTCGGCATGGTCAGGTCGGGCAGGATATGGCGCGGCACGGTCGGGCAGGGTATGGCTTGGGAGAATGGCTACCGCTTGTTAGTCGGTAGCCATTCTCATTTCCAAGCGTTAGCGATTAGCTGCCCGAACTCGGAGCGCCGATGCCTTCAAGTTTTCCGTGCTTACGCTCGTTGCCGTATTCCAGACCGATCTCGCCGTAAAGCTGAACACGGTCGCTCGCGCCGGTCTTAGCCAGCGGCTCAGCGAAGAAATGCCCCTTACCCGGAATCTCCAGGAAACGCGGGGTGCACTCCTCCAGCGAAACAACCAGCAGAGTGTCGTCCGGAACATAGCGGTCCAGCATCACGTTGCAAAGACCGAAATCAGTCTCGATGGTCTTGACGCTCACGCCACCAACGTTGCGGCTCTGCTCCTTGTATCCGGCATCGGTGATGAACAGCTTCGACAGCTGACGACGAACCGAGCCGCCAACCAGCAGAGTGCGGGTCTCAGCCTCCTGAATACCACCGCTCGCCCAAACCGACTGCATCAGATCCAGAACATCGTCAGCAGTCAGCGACGCATCCTCCAGATCCACACTGTTGGTCGAGATGGCCTCGATGATGCCGCGTGTCCGGCGGGCAGTCGAGTTGTTCGCAGGCATGTTGTAGGTGCCCGTGATGAACGACTTTTCAACGTCGCGCGCGACCTGCTTGAATTCCTGCCGCAGCTGCCAGGCCAGCTCGTCCTGAACAGGATTCAGGCCACCGACGAACGGGGCAGTCCCGCCGAACATGTTGGTCGCGGCGATCTTGGTGTACGACACCGACACGGCTTCCTGGTGGATTTCCAGGACGTTCGACGCAACCGCGCGAGCGCGACCCTCAGCAGTCGGGGCGTCATTGCCCTCAACGCGCTGACGATCATCCTCCGCGTCCCGCAGGTCGTAAGACGACCAGGTGAACACAGAGCTACCGTGCACCGGCACACCACCGGTCAGCCCGCCGATAGCGGACAGGAACGGGGTGTCCTCCGGCGAAGCCGAATACAGTTCACCAACAAAGTTGGGCAGGTTGAAAGTAGTGCCCGTACCAGTAATACCAGCCATTTATGGCTCTCCTTAAACGTTATTCTGAGCAAGCGCCGCCAACTGCTGCGCCTTCAAGCGCATAGCAGTGTCAACGTCCTTAGCTTCCTCAGCTAGCCTGATTTGTTCCGCCAGAGACGGGGGTTCCTTGGGCTGCTGACCAGCAGAGGGGATAACATTGCCCTTACCCGGCTTGGGTTGCAGCGAAGTGAATCGCTCCGCCTGCTTAGTAAGGGTTTCCTCGTCCGTGCCGGTCAGGAAAAGCTCGGCATCCTCATCGGTGATGCCGTGCTTTGCCGCGATACGCCAACGCAGAGCCTCCTGGCGCGCCGCATCGCGTTCACGGATAGCATCAGCCTTTTCCTGCGCCTCTTTCTCACGCTGCTGCGCGTCGCGCTCCTCTTGAGTGAGCTTCTCGGCGCGGAACGCCTCAAGCTCTTCAAGGGCCTTAGCCTGCTCGGCCTTCAATGCCTCAAGGGCCTCCTGGGCTGCGGCGTTAGCCTTAGCGCGCTTCTCCTGCTCGCGAGCCTTCTGCTTCCAGAACTCCACCGTTTCGGTAGGCTTCGGGGTAGGCTCCTCTTCGGGAGAATCGGCAGCAACAATGCTGGGCTCCTGTTCAACCGTTTCGGTCGTAACAGTTTCCTCAATCTCTGGCAATTTACACTCCTGTTTCAGGAAATTGTTTTCCCGCACACCGTTGCGGCGCGGGCATGAACCACGTGAAGTGGTAAAGAATTACTCTCCGACCAACGTTTCGTCAGTCGATACGGGGTTAGCGTCTTGTGTGGGCTGTTCTGATTCAACCCTGTCCATGTCGGCCATGGCGCGCTGAATAGTCGCATCATCCCAACCCAGTTCCTCTAGGGGGATCGGAGACTTAGCCAAATGCGGCATGGACGTGACGAGTTTCGTCATCGCATCTGTGGCCGCAGATTTCGGCGTGTTCTCCGGTGGCGACCAGCGCGCAGCCAACCGCTCAACCTCGGGGGGTAGAACATCCCAGCCCTCACGAATCTGCAACGCCGTCTGAATGGCGCGCACCAGGCGAGGGCCGAGGCAGGAATCCATAGCGAAATTCGCCTCAATGATCAACGACCGCTCTGCCGCCTCAATAGCCTCCGCAGAAGCAGGATTATCATGGATAATCCCCAACTCGTTCAAAGGCAGTGAAGTCTCCGCGCAGAACATCGCAGCCAAAGACCGCAACTGTTCCGTGTGAGGAATCGGGGTAGCCGCATTGAACTGCCCAACCTGGGGAAGATTCCCTTCCTCATCAGCCGGTGCGGCCCAAATCCGGCCCGCGAGAGACTGCCATTGCGGCACAGGGTTGCCCTCGGCGTCCGTGAACATGGTTTCATCAGCGCCCATGATCCACCGCTGCGGAGACGAATAGAACTCCGCGCCGATCTCCATACGAACCAACGTTCGCAAAGCCGAATCGGTCAACCCCATCACAGAACGAGAAATACGGGACTTCCCGAAAGGCCTATCCAACCGGGGCTGGTACGGCAGAACCTCAACAGGCAACCGATCAAGCGTGTGATAGTACCGCTCAATCTCCCATTTACGGTCCCAACGCCCCCTGATCGTCACACCGGGGATGAACATCAGCCAGTCCAGCACCCGGCCCCACTCATCCGTACTCGTCACAGAGAAAGCAGCACGGAGCCGTCTACGGCGGTAATCCCACAGCCCCGAGCCGAACATTGCAGACTGCGTATTGATCATCACCTCCGGTTCCCCGAGGGAAACCTCACCCTGAGACAAGGTAATGAACGAGCATGAATGAACAAACGTCGAAGTGATGGCCTGCGGCAATTCCATCATGAAATCGTTCTGATTCAACATCGGAACAATCTCCAACGGATCGCCGCCGCCATCCTTCGGCGTCGTGAAACGCTCAAACTTGCAACGCCTAGCCAACACATCGACAGCCTTGGCGGGCCACCCCAACGCGATATCAATCTTCGCCAAATGCGGCGGAATAGCAATACCGAGGTTCTTCAGAAGGTTCTTGTGATCGTAATACTGCGCCCGGAGAATGTTACGCGTCAGCTTATAATTCCAACACCGATACAGTTCATCCAGGATCAGCCTCTCGTCATCGTTCAACCCGCTGACAGTACCCAAGGAATACACTGCACCAACGGAGGAATAATGATTTACCAATTTGTCACGATCCTCCTCGGTTTCGCCTTGCGTATCTTCGTACTATTCAGCACCAGGCTTCGGCCCAAATGCGCGCCAACCATACACACGGCAAGGTCAATCAGTTTCTTAGAATCACGGGACTCTTTACCCAAACCGACCCCCCACTGATTTCTCCTGGCCCGCGCGTTATGCACATGCACCCGCAAAGCCGGACTGCCATCATGAGTCAAAGGCGGATTAGGGTTATCCTTTGAATCCTCGTCAATCCACTGAACGCACCGCTCAGCCTGTTCGGTGAACATTTTCAACCGCTCGAACGCGCCGCGCTGCGAAGTCCGCATATCAAACTTCACAGAATGCCCAGTCGATGAACCGGGCGTGGCCCACAACGGCAACTTCCTGGCGAAATCCCTATGCCAACCATCAATACAATCAGCCCAATACAAAGCCTCAGTCTGATCATCTGTAGCTGGGGACGGGTCAACACCGAACCACATCACTTTGTAGCGGTCGAACGCCTCCCGAACGGCGGCATCTACCTCGTGGCGGGGGGCGAGCCACTTCGCGTCACGCCGACCACCCTTCTCGGGCTGCCACACCCCCAAAACGAAGGTGAAACCATCATCAACACGGGTGGCGACAAGGCCGGTGGCGTCACCAGACTTCGAGCAGTCCAGAAACATGGTGATGCGCTCACCGTCTTCAACTACAGTGTCCGGGCGAGCTAGAGTGTCCCAAGCGCGCGGATCAACCCATGAGTCCTCACGCAAAGCTAATCCATTCAGATAGAACCGGATAGCCTCAGCTTCGGATGTGCGGGGGTCCATAACCTCATCCGCCAAACGCTCAAGGTCCGCCCAATCGGCGTCTGAATAGGCTTGGGCAACCGCTTTAGACAAATCGTCAGGGTCGGTCACCCGCAGATTCGGATCAGCCTCAATCGAGTCATACAAGATGTCTTTTTTCAGATTCTTGTACATACCGGACTGTTGCTGCTGCCACCCGACATAGGAACGTTCTGCGATGGAATCAACACCCATCGAATGGGCGTTCGTGTACTCCACCAGTCGCGCCTGAATGTCCGCAGGGGACTTGCCGACGTTACGGCGGGCTACCTCAGCCACACGATGCCCACCATTAGTGGCGGTCATGTGGTGACTATTGTGCGTAACCTTCCAATTGCCAGCAAGAAAAAGATGGCCTGGCGAATCAACGCTGATACACTTCACGGGCACCGAATCAACCGGCTCGATAGACTTGATGTAGTTCCAACGTTTAGCGAGCTGCCGCGTAGTCGGAACATGAAGCCGATCCCGCTTTCGAGGCATCCTGGCGGACGGCAGATTTGCATCACCCATCCACTCCACACGCCAAACCGGCAGATAAGAATCCTTGCGATCATCATTACGGCAACTAACGTGGACAACATGGCCGAGAGACCGGGCAAGTTCAGCCACACCATCAGCCAGATTCTTATTGGTGTTGCAGAAAATTATGCGCCCATTTTTGTCAACGCACCCATCCGTATCGACAAGCCCCTGCAACAGGGACAGGCGTTGATCGATACTGCCGCGAAGATACTCGTCAGGGATGCGCTTGTCGGTGAAAATTCCGAGGTCTACCAGTTTGGCCCGATACCCCGCGCCACGGTGCGCCCAACTATGCGGAGCGCCGCCAATAGTGAACTGCTCCCCCGTGGGCCTAGACCTGTTCGGCAAATGCCGCACGGAAACGCCCAAGCGCTCGAACTCCGACAACCACCACGGCAGATCATCCAACGCAGTAGTGAACATCAGAGAGTTCCTACAGCCATCCCCCAGCCACGCGCCCAGCACATACGGATCAATGGGAAGGTCCGCCTCGGGAAGTTTCACCGGCTCCGTGAGCGGCACTCGGAAACCCGAGCCGGACTCGAACATTTCCTGTGTGGTGCGCGCCATAAGCGCGCCAATTTTGGTGGGGGTTCCCGTACGCTCAGCGACCCACAGATGCCCCGCATCAGCAATGATGCTGTCGCCATCCTGAAACGTCACCCGATAGCACGGGCGATTTCGGAAAACCTCGGTAGTCTTCGTGACCTCCGCCGGAAGCCCATCGGGAGACAGTACAAAATCCCCTACCTGCAATTCGGCAACAGTGGTCCACCCACTGGGGGTAGGAATAGGGGTGTCGAGCGCTAACGCCTCATTCAAGATAATAAAACTGGCGGGGTCACCCTCGGATGACGCCTCGGAAGCGGTCAAAACCTCGAAACGGCCACCAGTGCCCTTCTGGATTATCCGGGTCTCCCCGCAGTCCAGCTCGTGGGCTGCCCTGGCCTCACGTGACCACATTGCGGCAGCAACACGCAAAGTATCCTTAGACTGAGCCTCAGAGTTCGACGCGATCTGAACAAGAGGCATACGGTGCGGCACACCCGTCCACCCATTAGCAGTCTGAACAAGCTGAGACGGGCCAATCAGCTCGATGTTGCCATGAGCCCCGGCGATATAGTCCTTACCGGTACCCTTACTTCCCCGCTTCACTGCAGACCGATACACATACCGGCCATTCTCGTCGTAATGATAAAAAAGAATCAGGAACCGTTTCTGCCCCGGAGTGAACCGCCACGGCTCCCCCGTCAACGGATGAATCAACCCAGGGCCAAACTCGTCCTCAAGTCTCCCCTCGGCCCAGTTGATCACCAAAGGCCCCAAAGAATGAGCCAGAAGGTAATCCTTCTCCTCCTGGTCGGTCGGCCACGGGATAGTGCACCACGCGCCCGTGCGCTCATCCACCCAATAGCCGGGAAGAAGATCCGCCCTATCAGAGGTCTCTAAAGTCATTCTCCACCACTGTCAGTTTCGGCTTATCCTGCTGAGGCTCCACATAGCGGATACGGAGATCGCGACGGAAATCAGCAGTCGTGCCCAACACCTTTTCGCGGTTGCGAAGCTCCGTCGCCAAACTCGCCCGCCGCGTCTCAATGAACGACGCCGCCACCTCAAGGCTGTCGAACGCGAACTCCCAATCCGCATCGGACCACATGACGCAGTGAGGCATCCGGGACCAAGCCCGCCACTTCCGCACCGCCTCAGCAGGCCACCGCCGAGGAACCTCGGTCACCTCGCCGTCAACCACCTCACGGGCAGGACTACGGGCCGGAAGCTCCGGGGCCTTCTCAAACGGCACATTCTCAACCTCAACCCACTCCGTCATAGCCTCGCCGCGAAAGAGTGTCGGCTTTCCGCTCGGCTTCACTCCACGCGCAGCCATCAAGCCTCCTTTATGCAGACAGAATGAATAAAATCGAAAACAAAATAGTGCGACCAGCGAATATGCAGCACCTCACCGCATGAATATGCGACCAAAAGGTTGCTAATTCATACAGTTTGTCAGACGAG